ATGAAACGTAGTTATATCGGACAACGAAACGAGGTTAGGCGCGGCAAGGTCCTACAGCCTGACGTTGACCTAAATACAACGATTGACCAAGCGATGGTAATATTTATTCGCGCAAAAGAGGCGGAAGGAGTTCGCCCTGGGACCATTAAAAATTATTTTGATATAGTTCGTTATCTCCGCGAATGGTTAGGCGATGACGTAAAATTAATTAACACGATCAACGCCGACACAATACGGATGTACATTAATTACCTGCGGAATGAGCGAACACCTTATGCGGAAGATGATTCACGTACTAAAACCGGTAAAAACTTGTCGGTCAATACTATAAACATCCGCATACGAACCCTGCGCACGCTTTTCCGCTTTCTTTATAATGAAGGAATTATTTCGGACAACCCTATGCAGAACATTCCGCTGGTCCGTGACGATGAGCAGCAAGAGGTGCCGGGGCTATCCGATAATGAAGTTGATAGAATACTCGCATCTTATGACGATAGACAATTCGCTCAGTGGCGCGATAAAACTCTTATTCTACTTTTACTGGACACTGGTATGCGAATAGGAGAATCATTGTCTCTCACTTCTGAGCAGATAGATTTCCGCCAATTAACGGCGCATGTTCCATCACAAATAGCAAAAAATAGAAAGAACCGTGAGATTCCTTTAAGCCGGGAAGTGGCGAAAAGACTACGTCAATTAGTCGATGAAACGCAGCAATACTTCGGCGAAGATTCCCAAATATTTATGAACGCTTTTGGCGACGATCTGACTGCTGATGCATTTAGACGCAGATTAAATCGGCTTAAAAATAAAATAAATATAGACACTTTACATCCGCACATGTTCCGTCATACTTTCGCACGAAATTATATATTAAATGGTGGAGACTTGTTTACGTTACAGCGAATACTCGACCATGCTGAAATTCAAACAACGCGCAAATATATTCAAATGGATAATGAACACGTCCGTCAGCAACATAATAAGTTTTCTCCGTTGAGGCGGATTGTTAAACGAAATGGCATTCGTATTTAATCATCGATAATCTCAACGTCGACCACGTCCGCCATTGACACGCGCGTCTGCTCGCCCATTAACGTAATCACTCGCAACTGTTGCTGAATGGCATCGAAATAATGCACACGTCCAACTGTGTCGGTAATGAATCCGCCTAGCCATGTCGACAGACGCAACGGCATGTTATATTCCATCGCGTAAGCCACTTGCTCGTCAAATTCCACACGCTGGTATTCGTCGATCAGTGGCTTTTCGCATTTCTCCAACTCTTCGCGCAACATCTTAAGCTCCGCCACATGCTCCGTCATAAAGAAGCCTTGCCATTTTTGCAGTCCCCTATCGCGTATCATACGTAATTACCTCCGGTTGTTTTTAGGCTTGCGCCGCTTTAAGCTTATTATACACGAACGAATGTTCTATATTCAACCGTTAAGCCAATCGTAAAATACTCCGCTTTCATTAACCGTCCGCTGGCGTACGATTCGAGTAGTCGCGTTCTGCCATGCTCGATACAAATAATCGTCCAGCTTGCGGATCTTTTGCTGCTTCGTTTTCAGTATCGCATTATGGAACGCAGTCACGAACGGCTCCGGATTATCCTCGATGACCACTTCGCTGTTGATTGATCGTTTAGCTCGAAGAAGAATGCCGTAATATTTATAAATTTCTTCGGCGATGAAGTACCGTTCCATGGCGTTGTAGACGTCATTTGGCAGCGAATCTTTTAAGGCTTGCGATGGGACTGACGTGTCTAAATATGTATTATTTTTAAGATTAATAGAATCTAAAGGTTCGTTTTCGTTTTTCGCTAGTTTAGCGTTACTCTCCGTTGGCTCTGCGCTATCTACACGATTGGACACGCTCGACTGGTCATTGCGAGTAAAACGCAGCTCATTGACGGGTAGAATGCGCAATATGTTGGCGCCCTTCCCTCCGTTTATCTTACGTAGCGTGGCGACTTTCTCAACGATGCCAAGCTCGCCAAGCTTATTGACGATGCGCCTCGCGGTCTTCTCACTTTTGCCGATAATCTCCGCCAAGGTTGCGGCTTTTAAATGTGCTGCTCCCGCAAACTTGACGGCATATCGTGCGATGGTACTCAGCGTCAGGCGATCCGTGTCGTTTAGTTCGAATGCGTTACGTTTGATATGCGTGTCAACTGCGTCGTTTAATTGCTGCGTCGTATTGAAAGTTTGGTAGTCCGATAGATAGTGCATCAGTTTCGCCCCTTATTCGTTTATTTAAATATAATTATATATCGCTATGTCGATATGTCAATCCCTATTTACAAAATATCGATATAACGTTATAATTAAATCAAATAATCACGGACAAGGAGTGACGCTGAATGCTTTACGTTAAAGTCTCGGAGATACTCGAAGAACGCAATATCACACGGGCAGCGCTCGCAGAAATGACCGGCTTACGTCCAAATGTGATAAGCGAAATATGCAACAATCAGCGCACGACTATTAATCGCGAACATATCGCACGTATTGCTAAAGCGTTAGATGTTACGGACACTAATCAATTATTAGAGTTACGCTCACTTTAAAACCATTCGAATGCCGTCGGTCATTGTTATCGGCTTTGCTTCGGGTGGTTTTTCTTTTTTGAGCGACTGGACAAACGCTGTAAATGACTGCGCTTGGAATATGCGAAACGGATAGTCGGCGGCATTTATCGCATATGGACGCTCGCTTAATATAAGGACATGCGGAAATGGTTTCGGCATAATACCTGCGCGATAGAAGTCAACGTATCGACCTAGCTTTTCCGCCATTTGCCGGTCACTATAAAGCGTACGCTGTACCTCCACGAAAAAGCCAGTCTTGCGATACTGACAATATACGTCCGGCTCAACGGTACCTTTCCGTCCGTACTTCGGCTCGACTAAGAACGTCCTTGTCGCACCAAGCATTCGCAGCTCCTTATACACGTCAAGTATCGCGAGGAAGTGGCCGATCTTTGCGCTGTTCTTTTTAATCTGCGTCTCTGCACCGAAATATAGAAACGGCACGAACGCTTTCGACCGCTGTATATGACCGTCGCGCCATAAACGAAGCAACACGTTGTTAGCCGAGTAATTCGGACGCTTGTTATCTGCGAAATGTATTTCCGCAATACTGTCGCGATCCATTACTCGGAATCGATTCAAGTCTGCGATTATCTCCTTATCTCTCTGCGTCAATGGCATCGTAAAACACATCCTCTTCCGTTAGTTTTTCTTGGTCCTGCGTGACTGGTTTCGTTTTACCTTTCGAAACCATGAACGGATTTAGTAACTCCTTTGCGTCCCCCATTTCGAGGTACGGCGCCTGCAAGTCGTAAAGTTTGTCGCTATTCATTACAAAGCGTCCAGGTTCTTCTATCTTCTCCGCGTCAGGCGTATTGACGATTCGTGCCTCCGTTTTGTCTCGCAGCTTAAAGCCCATGCTCACCGTTAAGTTTACGCGAATAGTCGTGTCTAGGACCTTCGCATTCGGTCGCTGCATCGAAAGGATTGCGAATACTCCGAGCGTCCTACCTATCGCAACAACTTCCGTCAATATCTCCATGACAGTCTCATCCTTGCGCAGCATGACAAATTCATCGATACACACCACGAGATATGGACGCCTATGTTCCACTGGCAACTCATCGATATGACTGACTTCGAATGTTTCCGTCAAATCGCTGCGTTCGTCTAGTTCGCGTTTGATGTGACATAGCATCTCCGCGATATCTCTACCGCTGCTCAAGACGCATTGCACATGCTCGACTTTACGGAAGATATGAAACTCCGACTTCTTGCAGTCGCCTAGGTATAGCTTTAATTCGCTTGGCTTTTTTGCCAGTATCAGCGTAGTTAATATCGACCTCAATTGTGTTGACTTACCGCTACCTGTTTCGCCAGCAATAAGGATGTGCGGTTGCTTTAATAAGTCGAATGCTACATAGGCGCCCGTACGATCCTTTCCGCAGATTATACCGAGCTTGAGTTTTGTCAACTGTTCGCGAATATCTTCGATGTCATACGCCAAGTCTCCGGTTGATGACTTCGAATAAATCGTCAGTGTATAGCGTTTGACTTCGCCTTCTAGTCGGATATGTTCTCCGAAGTGTTGTAAGATTGCGAAATAGTTGCGTTTAAGTATGTCGGGATTCAAGCCGTTCGGAAGCGAGAAAGTATATTGCGTTGAATGGTCGGTGATTTTTACGGAGACTATTTTCGGAAAAATTGGCCGCTCGAGCGTGCCGAGATAAATATTGCCGCTTTTAAATGCGCTGATCAACCGTTTCCTTGCGTTAAGGTTCGTGATTAAATGTCGCCAGCTCATTTGAGCCACCCGATAAGCGCGTTCGTTTCGATGAAGTATACGCCTGCCGCAAGTCCTGCGAGTGGTAGCAATATTCGTATGACTGTGCCTAGTGCGTGAAATCCGTAAGTCTCGGCCGTCTTGTCTACCGCCGCTACCAATATCGTCGAGCCTGCCGCCAATAACATCGTCGTTGTAAATAACATTTCTTCCGCCTCCGTTTTCTTAACGTCTTTTCTCTTTCTTTTCCTCATTGCGTTTCTTCTTGTATGATTGCGTTTAGCCGTCACTTACTTAACACTTCCGCAACCCTGTTAATAGCCTATGCGCGAACGCCTGTCTATGTTGTTACTTTTTTGCGTATAGAAAACTTTTGGCTTGTCGATACTTGTACAAAAACGCAGGAGTGATCGGCATGTTTTCATTTTTAGGACTAGGTAAAAGCCGGACGAAGTTTGGGCGATGGTTGGACAAAAAGGAAATAACGCAGATAGAAATCGAAGAGTTATCGGGCCTGAGCCGCAGGACTGTTTCGCGATTATGTAATGACGAGGATTATCAACCGAAATATTCGACGGTAAGTAGGGTAAGGTATGCGCTTAAGAAGTTAGGCGAAAGTGTGACGGATGATTATTTCGGAATGTAAAAAAGCCGCGACATAAGCCGTGGCCATTATTTTTCACGCATTAATGTATAGAATACTTCGTCAGAGCTTCCAACACCGACTCCGGCAGTAAAAGAACTTATAACTTTCCAGCCTTCTGCGCCAAGCTTATTTAATTCTTCATCCGGGTTGAACTTCGATTTAAATACGCCCTTTCTATCAAATTTTATCGTTTTATATTCGTATGTATTTATCACGGTATAACCTCCCTTTATTTGCTAATTATACAACATAAAACCATTCGTATGTACAAAAAAATCGCCCCAACCACGAGGGTCAGGGCGTTTTGTTATATTCGTTTTCCTACGATAAATCTGCGCGTGTCACTTGCGAACTCATTACCGTTCGAATACTTGACAATTCCCTGCACAACGAACAATCCGTCGCTCGATAAATCGTCAGCAGAAAGTGTTACTTCGCAAATACCTCTAGTCAAATCCGTAATGTTCGCTCGTTTAATTATTCGTCGAGTGCCCGCTTTAATAACAACGTCGACCATCGCATCAACCAACGACACTGATTGCCCGTTGTCAACTACTGTCAACTCGAGCACGGTTCCGCTGTCGCCTGCTTTTATTTCCGCCATCCGTAACACCTCCGCTATAATTTAATGTCAATTGTTTTCCTTCGAACTACTTCCAGCGTTTCAACCCGTCTTTGCGATATTTCTACCGTCAGTTTAATCGTCTCCTGATACTCAGACCATTCCGCTATCATTCGCTGCAATGTATCTACTACTGTTAAGGCATCCTTATAAATCATCACATTAAAATCCGACTTTCTTTCACCAATGACAAAGAATCGTTGTGATAAATCAAAAGGCAATGCCGCGTCATCCACTATCGCTTGGACAGTCACATAAGTTGTCGCCCCGTTTGCATAAGTTATAATAAGGGAATCGAATGGCACCGATCCGATTTGACCTTCGTTGTAGAGTTGCTGTAATGTATCGAAGGCGTACGTCGAGTCCTCGTAATTAATTTGCGAAGTACTTGCAGAAATAGCGCCATCAAGGTATGAGTTTTGCTTCGTTTCAGCCTGCGTAAAGGAATCGGCGAATAGTATCTGTCGCGTATCAACCGTCAACATACCGTCATCACCGACTAATTCGCCTCCGCCTGTTCCATCGTCCAACCAAGTCCCGCCGACCAGCGTTGCGTGATTTCCCTTGCCGCTTTGATCAATCGCACTCTTCGTATTAAAGTCGAATAGGGCTACGATTTTGCCCGCGTTGTAGTACGTTATTTTATATAGCCGACCTTTCGAGCGTGCATGCGGCAAATACGAGCTAAGAAAGTAAACATCGTCCGTGAAAGTGTTAGCGCCGAATCTGAGCGTTACCTTTTGGTCCTTCGGTATATTTGTGTAGGAAATACTCGAGTAAACCGTACTGTTGACGCCGTTTATGAAAAAGGAGGACCAGCCGGCGCCTAACGCCGAACTGTTTAAATGACCGTTAGGAAGACCGACCCTTGCGTCAATCACATAGTTTCCGCTAGTCTGTGCGCTTTCTATCAAGCAAATCATTTCGATCGTATCGATAGGAACAGACGGACCTTTCAGACTGTCGCTTGTTCCATTCAGCGAAAGGTAATAGGCCATGCCCGTTAAACCGCAAATTTACGGTAGTTAACCGTCAGCTTAATATCGCTTTTATTCTGAACGTTTCCGACTGCGGGTGTCGTTACTTTAAGCCAAAACGGTTTACCCACGCCGTTATCTGCAATATTCGCTATCGAAAGTGCGGCTCCGCCAGCTAAATACATTCCGGCTACTCCACCGCTATCCGGCGCAAGCTGCATCCACGTACTTTCGTCAGACCCTTCGGTATCTGTAGGATCAATCGAAATATTTTCAAATCGCTCGGCTGCGTTATCGTTAAATAACCACAACCGAACCTCTTGCGAACTTCCAGCTATAGGATGCTGCGTTGAAATTGCGTTAGATCCGTCGCCAGCCGAGACGATGTCAGTTAAGCCTTGATTCTTGGCGATTTTCAAGGACATCGTATTTCCTCCTATTCTTCGCGTGTTTTCTTAGTCACGTCGTTATTTTTCCAGTAACTCCATAGCGCCGTACCACCAAGGAATGCAAACGAAATAAACTCGCTCACTCCGTCAGCATCGACAGGAATAACGCTCATCCCCGCCATTTCCAGTCCCGTATTTACTAGCGCCAGCAACAGTAAAATAAACCGGCTGACTGTGCCGGCATTGATTGGTTTAGTATTATTCATTATTTTGCCTCCTTCGCAATATAAGGCGTATAGCCTGCTTTCTTCGCCTTTTCCGCTAGTGCCTTCGCGTTAGATTCGTTACTAAACGCGCCAAGCTGCACCTTATACAACCCGCCAACCTTCACCGCAAACGCATCGAATTTCTTACCTTTCGCTTGCTTTACGAGTGCGTCAGCGTTTGCCTTCTTGCTGAATGCGCCGATTTGTACTTTGTAAAGCGTGCTTGACGGATTGGCTGGTGCAGGCTTGCTGACTGCCGCTTGCTTCTTCGATAGATTAAATGCCTTCGCGATTCCTACCGCATGCCCTCGAGCAACTTTCTCGATAAACGCCGCATCTTTTAATTTCGCCGCATCTGCTGCCGTATCGATGAACAAGTTTTCCGTTAACAACGCAGGCATTTTAGATTCGCGCAACATGTGGTAGTTAGCGCGTTTCTTACCGCGATCACGAACCTCTACAATTTGCGCCATGATTTCGGCATGAATGACGTTTTGATAAGTCGTCGTTGGCGCCCCGACAGTCGTATAAATGAAGTCCTCGTAACCCGTTCCGCCGCCAGCGTTGATATGGACGGAGAGCAAGAAATTAGCGCCCCAAGCGTTTGCTGCGTTCGTACGTTGAGTCAGCGACAAAGTGGCGTCATTGGTGCGACTTAACTTAACCTCGACGTTGTTGTATTCCGTCTTGAGAATCGCCTCAATGCGCTTGGAAATCGTCAGCGTTAAATCCTTTTCGCGTAAACCATTGCCGACCGCTCCCGGGTCAGTACCGCCATGTCCTGGATCGATAAATACTTTAACCAAATAAATCCGCTCCCTTTTCGTTTTATTTTATAATCGCGACTCCCACCGTTACTAGCAGTCCGATGACCGTTAGCAACGTTCCCCAAACCCATTTCGTGTTCGCCTTCATATCCCGTATGTCCTCGCGATTCTCCCTCGCCAAGTTCAGCGCTGCTTCGGCTTTGTCATCGACTTTATCTGCCTTTTCGTCTGCGCGTTCAGCAAGCCGTTTGATGTCGTTGAGATTATCCATCTTCGTATCAATTCGCACCAGCCATTCGCGTATGTCGGCGATCTTTTCGTTTAATTCGTGCCCGCTTGGCTCCGACAATGTGCCGCCCCTCCTTTCGATGGAATAAAAAAAAGACGCCTTATTTGGCGCCCCTTAATTGTGCAGCTTCGTTTATTAAATTTGACAAGTTCCCGGTATCTTTTGTTAGTAATGTATTTTCTATTTCCGCCATTTTAGCGAAGTAGTCCGTTTTGTCTGGATATTCACCTTTTAGCGTTCCGTTGTAGTACAGGACAACCGAATGCCACCATTCGCTAGGCTTTTCAGAATTGCCGTTAGCAAATTCAATCAATTCGTTTTCCAAAGCCTCAGCGTCGCTTAGTAAGAATACTACTTCGCCATTTTGCGCACGTTCTTGAATAGCGTCATCGCTGCCGAACACTTCGTATACTTCCCACGGATATTTACCGTCAGCGATCGGCTCAGTACGCTCAGTTGGACCTTCTTCTGCTGGTTCCACAGGTGCCTCGTCCTCGCTTGGTCCTTCTTCTTCAACTTTAGCCGCAGTTTCTACTTCCTTATCTGAATCGGTGTTTGTTTCGGATTTTTCTTCCGAACTACAACCGGTTAATATTAAGAACAACGCAATAAAACTAGCAAAATATAACTTCAAGGAAAATCCCCCTTTTTGATGAAAATAATACCTCATTAGTTATATTTACGCAACAACCTTTAAAAAGATTCAGTGCTTTCGTTAATTTTTTCGTTTTCTCCTTCGTTATTTTCCTCGACTGGTATTTCAGGCTTTAACGCCTCAGTTATTGGCGTAATTAGCTTAACTTCTATTCGCGAAAATATTAAATCACCCACTAAGACGGTATTAATGTCACGATCATTTAATTGCTGATTAATTTCCGAAGCGTTATATGTCTCTACCTCAACCTCGTAATTGCCACTGTTATAGGTATCTATTTTTAGTTTTATCATAGTGAGTAATCCCCTCTCGATTGAATGAAAAACTGTAAATTCAACTGCGCATTAATCCTTCCCAAATCATTTGGGGTTATCTCTACCGTATGCCACCCTCGCTGTATCTTGTTACCGCTATCCGTTGATAAATACGGCACTAAATCGATATTATCTCCGCTTGTGGATGTATGAGAGACGGCCTTACCGTCTACCTTTATCGTAACCGTCGAGGGTAATCTGTTAAGTTTATAAATACCGTGCGCTATTTCATGTATGTGATTTGGTATCGTAAAATCGTGCGTATGGTTTGGGATAGAAACGCTATGCGAGTGATTCGGTACATCGAAATTGTGCGTATGCGATGGTATGATAACTGTGTGCTGGTGATTTGGGATAGTCGACGAATGATTATGGTTCATTTGGTCCGTAACGTTAATCGCGTGAATGTGGTCAGCATATGCCGGATTAAGTCCGACAGGGTTGGATGTATATGCAAAAAATGTCGGATTAGAAATCGAGCTGGTTATGGTAGTCCCTCCACCGGACGAACTCGTTGCAGTACTTCCACCACCGCTTGCGGTAGATTTCGCCACACCCCCACCGCTTGAGCTTGTCGCAGTTGTAGCGCCCCCGCCAGACGTGGTTGTAGATGTTGCGCCTCCGCCTTGCGTTGCCTGCCCATAAGTTCTAAATTCCGAAGTTTCAAACCATAGCGTTAAACCGTTAACTCTCACTGTCTCTTCCGGTAAGTTAAAACGAATAATTGCCGGATTACTAAAATCCGCATTATCGTCATATGAATAAGCTAGTAAATTCGTCGCACCTTGCGCATAGACTTCGTTAATCTCCTGGCGTCTTTCTAGGTCTGCTTGTGTTGTGCCAAGGTTCTCCGTTTTATTCGCGATTTCTAGCTGAATGTCTCCCGGGCTTCCTACCATGTCCGGCTTGGATTCCGCTACTATACGGGCTTCAAACGCGCCAAGGTCAGGATCGACTAAGCGAACAATACGGCCTAAGCGCAACTTATCCACATCCATACCTGTTAATACCGATAAGTCTACGGCACTAATGCGATAGGACACTTTCGGCACGCTGCGTTCATCGAGCAAAGCCTGAGCGCTCGCCTTAAGCGATTCAACGTTTTCAAATCGGCGGTCAACCCAAACGTAGGGAATCAACCCGTATTTTGCGATAGATGCTTCGTTCTCTAAATATGGTCGCCCGTTATTGATTTCGCGAATAGTAAGCTGATTAACGCCCTCGCCGTAGCCTTTCGGATATATTCTATTAATAACGCCAGTCGGGTCGATTTCCCGCTCAATCTCACGCTGGTTTTTGCCGAAGCGAACTTCGCAACTAACGTCCATTGCCGGGCGAACTAAGTTAAGCGTCCATGGGTATGACATCGTATCCCACGTCCACTCGTATTGTTCGTCGAAAGGCTGCGCGATAGAAAACAATGGTCCGAGCAAGCCGTTTTCATCCTCCCATTTGTAATGAAAATAACGCGTAAAGTCGCATCGACCTAATCGCCAATGCTTCGTCGTTTGTCGCGCTAGTATATATTCGATATTTTGTATCGTCGTCCAGTTTATCGTCTGATGATACTCGAAGAGAACGTCGTCCATAAGTGTCGCGATAACGTGGTCGCATTCGTATTTAACGGAGTATGTCGATTCCGATTTCGTAGTCTGCGCAGGCGCAATACGAAATAGTCCGACATATTCGCCGGTCGCATCGTCAGTTATTTCGACATAGTTGAACGGCTGGCATTCGGCATTCTTCCTATCATCTAACGGTAAAATAAAAGAAGCGCCCCAAATTTCGTTGAGACGCTTCGAGTATGAAACTCCGTATGCATTTTCGAGTATTGCGATAGGCTGGCGTGACCTGTTTAGGATTCTAATCGTAGCGTCCGACCTCCTTATGATGAGACGTTAGTCCCTAGCGTTATTGAAGACATACTGTCAATTTGAATCGGCATGCCTGCACACATATTACCGATCACTATTCCATTTGTGACAGTTGAGCTGAAATATATCGCGTATTGCGCAGGAGACCCGGTTATATTTCGGCAATTATTCCCGTTGACGATAATTCTTGCGACATTTGTAAGAACGCGAATATGCTGGTACCCGCTTCCAACGCCGACAATGATATTATCATTAACGTTAACGGTGTCGCTGTCAGTAGAAACGATGATGCCGTGCGAGCCAACTCTCGAAATATCATTACCTATAATGCTCGACGTGTTGATGGTTGTACTAGTTATTCCGTTTCCGCCGGCTTCGGTTATATGATTTCCACAGGCGTTAAAGTGGTTACCTTGGGACATAGATATACCTGTGCCAGATGTTTTAAAAATGTTATTATTGGCAATATTAATAAATTTGCAATAAGTCGAATAGATACCGATGCCGCTGTAATCTCTTATACTATTACCGCTTAAGATTACATTCTCTACAATACCAGTTGCCTCACCGCTTACACTTATCGCTGAGCCATATCCTCCACCTTGGTTAATAATATTATTGTTAATTTGAATATCCGTGATGTTTTGACTAGCGTTCGTTTGGATTCCTTGTTCGTTTTTAGTGTCCTCTACATTACTCGTCAGTGGTGGGTTGACAGATATTCCTCCGCCACATTTATAAATTTGATTATCTTGAATAGATGCGTATTTCCAATGGTATCCTCTGATTCCCCACTCCAAGCAATCCGTTATGATATTTCCTTGTACGATAATATTTTCAAACCACCGGTTTATTGTAGCGTTGTGACTCCCGATACCTCGCCCCCATCCGCCAAGCTCATCTGATGTCTCGATAACGTTATTGATAATAAAAACGTTTTTACATGCGGTATGGTCGTAAGCACCGAACCAAGGTAGTGCGTCCAAACTTTTCGCAATATCCAACTGAATAGCCTCGGAATATTTTCTTGTTGTTCCAGGATCATATCCGGAGAATCGGGAATCCTTGATCAACACATTCTTACTTGAATTTACCTCGATCCCATGTCCTAGGCTGACGTTTTTAATTACGACATCTTTTATAATGACGTTCTCTGCGTGAGCTATCGCCATGCAGGTACCTTGCTGTACTAAGTGACCGTTATTCTCAAAAATACCGCCTTCGATGATGATATTTCCGTTTCCGTTGTATCCGTAATACTGATCGCCAGTTGCTCCATTTTGAATAATATTTCCTTGGTGCCTTCGGTCAATTATAGTATCAGGCGTCAATCTTAAATGAGTGTTTCCTCGAAGGATTAATTCTTTAGTTGTTTTAAAAACGCCTTGTGGTATATCGACAGTAATGAAATCTTTTTCTAACGCCAAATCCAATGCGGACTGTATTGCGGCAGTATCATCGTCAACCCCATTTCCAGTCGCACCAAGCTCCGTTACCGAAACTTTACCAACCGTTCTATTGTTTAGTTTAACAATTATGTCGTCAATACTCGTCTGTGCTTGAGCGTCTTTTGCGTCCAATCTTTCTTTTAGCGTCGAAAACTCATTGTTCTCTCCGTCGACCCTCGCCTGCGCAGCCTCTACGGATGAATCCCCTTCGATTGTGACTTTATTAAACTGCGCTTGCACACTCGTCGCCGTCTCTAAAGCGAGATTCGCGTGTTCACTAGAAACAGTCAACCCTTGCAGTGCTATGTTCGCATTGGTTATTCCTTGATTTATTTTCGGATAAGCTTGACGCAAGGTATCCGTCCCTAAAATCTTTGGCGCATCCGCCATAATCATCCCTCCTTACAGGTACTTATAGACCAATCTTTCGCCAATCCTAACGTCCAATCTATAGCCGTTTACACTGACGGTATTTTCTCCTGGCGATAATTCGAGAAAAGAACCAGTCATCCTCGTCATATCTGTATTTCCGTTAAATTTAATTACGAAAGTGTCTCCGTCGATTTCTACGACCTCATTGCTTAAGTTTTTTACCGAAAGGGTTCGCCCGTTAATTGAAACTGAGATCAATTCGCCACGACCTTCAAGTCTAAAAGAAAACGGAATACTGACGGTACCATTATTTATAACTTTAAATGAAGTCGGCCCAGTCACTCTCCGCGACCCTAAGCCGGTCTCCCAAATAACGTCACTAAGTATGGGCACATTACTATCCATAATGATATCGTTGCTCGGCACGATAAACTTCGCCAACGGATCGTGCGCCACTAACGGCAATGTAAAAAAGCCGAGGTTAGCCAGTCGTTCTACCGGCACGCCTCCGCTCACTTTCACGTCATAATATTTGTCCGGCTCGTCACCAAAGCGCAACTTGACCGTTTTCGGACGTCCGTAGTCATCGACGAACAGCCGCACGAATTGCCGTATCTGCGCCTTTTGATCTGTATAAGATTTCCGCGGCAATACGCAATTTAATGCGAACTGTCTCACGTCCATATATGCGCCAAAGTCATATGCGCCATGTCGTCCAGGCACCGTCACCGTATTCGTACGAAACTCGGGCAGCATCGGCTCGGAAGAATCGAGCTTAACTGTTACGCCTAGCGATTGTAGTTCGGTGTTATCTATCCATACGCTTGCTTCGCTCATCAGCGCTGCCCCTTTCGTCTTTTAGTGCTCGAATTATCTCGTGCTAAGTTTCGACCAACTGACGGCGCGACAAGAGTTCCTACCCTTTCGCTATCCATTACGACTTGCATTCCGCTCATCATTTGCAACGCTTGATTCATCATGTCGACCGCCCCTTCTATGCCGGAATTACTTACGTCTAGGCTTCCTTCGAATGAAGACATGACGCCCATTCCTCCGATGCTTGGCGTGCCATATGACGTGGATAGAGAAGGTACAGCAGCGTTAGCCATATCGTTACTGGCGCGTTCAACTCCGCTAATCATCGAGTCTAAACCAATAATGAAGCCCTCGCCCGTATGAACGCCGAATTGCTTAAACAACCGTGAAGGAGACTTAATCCTAAGGAATGACTTCGTTGCTTCTGCGGCAGCATTCGCTATTTCAGTCGCCTTCTCTTTAACGGATTTTAACATCGAACCCATTCCGCTAATTAAGCCTCTAATCATATCCGCTCCAATTTGCTTTAAGTCGACTTCTTTAATTCCTTTGATGATGCGCTTAACCAGTTCACGTCCTGCTGCGAGTAGAGCTACGCCAGCAACCGCAAGTGCTGCGCCCGCAACGTCGATTATTATTTTTCCGAGCTTGTCGATGAACTCCGGCTTCTTCTCTTTGTTACCTTCCGCAACCTTATCAACCATTTTCTTACCCATGTCCTTGATTTCAGACTTATTAGGTACACCAGCGAACCACGTTTTGATAGCCGTCCACCATTCGCTTAACTTTGCGGTGATTCGCGCAGGTATTTCGCTAAACCAGGCAGCCATCTTAGTCCACCACTCGCCTAATTGCGTATAAATTTCTTTGGGACGTGTCTTAAACCATTCAGATATCGTCTTACCCCATTCGGAAAGTTTAGTACTGATCGTCTCTTTCGTTTTGTCGTACCAATCGGTAATGCTCGTTTTCCACGCCTCGAACGCAGCTTTCATTCGACCAGGTATCTCCTTAAACCAAGTCGTAATAGCTTCTCCCCATGCGCTTAACTTTTCACGCATCATATCAGGAATCGACGCAAACCACTCTTTGATTGCGTCTCGCCATACGTTCCATTGGCGGATATTTTCTTCATGCTGTCGCTCTGTCCAATCTTCAATCGCCTTTCCCCATTCAGACAACGTTGACGTGATTTTTGCGGGTAGGGATTTAAACCATGCGATGATAGCTGTCTCCCAAACGGTTAACTGTGCAGTCATCGCATCTCTCTTCTCGACGAACCACCCTGAAATCACCGCCCACCACGAGTTTAATTGCGACTTAACCTTTGAAGGTAAAGACTTAAACCACCCGACAATAGCCTCTTTCCATCCGTTGAGTTTCTCCGGTATCTTCGTTTTTAGGTTTCCGATAACTTCTACCATCTTATTGAACTCGTCGCCCCAAACCTTAGTAATTTCGCTACCAAATTTACTTGCAACTTTCTTAAGCGACTCCCAGGCTTCAACGAATATTTTAATGAAAAGCTCTTTTGCTTGCGCCCAATCACCGTTAAGGAAAGCACGCATGAAATCTCCTACGTTGGACCATACCTTTTTAAACTCTTGAACGAAGGTCTTTAAAACTTCAACCAGCGCAAGAAATCCTTCTTTCATCTTGGCGACGGAATAATCCACTGATTTTCGGAACCATTCAACATTCTTATTCATCCATGTGAACGAAGAAACTAACCCGACAATTGCAGCAATAACCAACGTAATTGGCAACGCGATAGCACTTATAGCCCCTATCACGGCTGGCGCCGCAGCACTTATAGCAGCAAATCCCGCTGTTATAAAAGGGATCATTCCTACTAAAATAAGTAAGGGTCCTATAACCAACGCTAAAGCTGTCGCAATCATAGGAACTAACACAATTGCCGTTTTAATTGCGGGATGTAATTTCGAAAACTTCTCCGCCATCTTAATAACGCCGTCAATGACTGGATCGAGTGCGGTCATTAACGTGACAAGTACCGCTTTAAACTCATCGCCGACAATCCGCACAATATGCTTTAGCTTGTTTTGCAGTATTTGTAATTTCGATTCGAACGTCTCATATCGCTCATTTGCCTCGTTGGTTAGTGCGCTGTTTTCTTTCCATGCTTGCGTCGATATATCTATTGCGTCAGCAAGTACACCTGTTGCGCCGGATAAACGAAGCAACGTGTCGGACTCACGTATTCCCTTGATTCCCAAATCATCAAGCATCGTCGTTAAGTTTTTGCCTTCTTTCGATGATTTGCCAAGTCCTTCAATAAATAAATTCAACGCGCCTATGGCATCTTCTTTCCACGCTTTTTCAAATTCCGTTGAACTCATACCGGAAATTTCCGCAAAGCCTTTTAGACTCTTACCGCCTCCGTCAACCGCTTTACTGATTTTCTTCATTACGGTAGACATTGCAGTGCCCCCAGCCTCTGCTTCGATACCAACGCTGGACATTGCTGTTGCTAATGCCGTTATCTGCGCTTCCGTCAATCCGATTTGTTTACCTTGACCGGCTAAACGCAAGGACATATTTACGATTTCTGTTTCAGTCGTCGCGAAGTTATTACCGAGAGCAACGATTGATGATCCGAGATTTTCGAATTTTTCCTGTGGCATCTGCGTAATGTTTGCCAATCGCGCCAAGGCTGTCGCCGCTTCATCGGATGACATGTTCGTCGCAACGCCCATATTAACCATCGTTTTCGTAAAGCTTAGTATCGCTTCATTCTTAATACCTAACTGACCGGCTGCTTCCGCAACTGTAGCGATCTCTTCGGCAGATGCCGGCATTTCTTTTGCCATTTCGAGAATACCTTTACGGAATCCTTCGAGCTCCTTATCCGTTGCGTCCACTGTTTTCTTTACGCCAGCGAAAGCAGACTCAAAATCTGACGAAACTTTAACCGCGTAACCTATACCGGCAGCCGCAGCGACTCCCATCGCAGACACTGCAACGCCGACCGCTCCGACAGCCTGGAACGCATCCCTATTCCGCTGTGCAAACTCATCTACTCGTCGAGAAGCAGTAGCTAATCCGGCTGTTAAACGTGTGATATCTGCGCCAATCCTAACGACTAGCGAACTTATCATCTAGGTTCCTCCTTTCTTCGAAAATTTCCATTGCGATAGCCATTCCTCGGCATGCTTGGCTTGTTCAGCTTTCTGCTTAATCCACTCTTCCGTAACGCCTTCTTCCGGACGCTTGAACAGGTCGGTTGCTTTCGGCTGTTTTGACCGATGCGCTTTCTCCTGCATAATTGCGATATGAGAGTCGCGCTCATATTCGTCATAACGACGTTCTTGTTGCGCTTCCATAAGCAGCACGTATTCCCTCGGCGTAAAAGCCAGCACTTCGGCAGGCTTAAGACCGAGAAAACGCCAACCGTCCTTTATTATTCTGTCGTAGTCAAAATCTCGTTCAGTTGTTCGAACACTTCCGGATTCTTGGCTTTCATGTTCTTCACTACCTTCGCGAAGAAAAAACTTTCCAGCACAACCTCGTTAATCGTTTTGTGAATGTATTCTAAATCGATTTTCCCGTCGTTAAATGCCTTTTCAATTGCCTGCTCAACGGTTTCTTTCGATAGGCTTTCACCGGTATGAAAAAGTCCTGCATGAATAACATCTGCGAATACTTCCAATGATCCCGACATTGCTACGCCGACAAATCCGAGCGAACCGCCTTCGTATAGACCTTCCAAGTGTTTAACTGATTTAAAACCTAATTTCAATTCATATTCCTTTTGCCCAACTTCGAACATTGCCATTTATAAAACCCCTTTTCGGTATAATTTTCGTAAGTAAAAAGGCGAGCATGAAGCCCGCCAGGAAAGTCGATTATTCCGCACCTTCAGGTACTAGCGTCAACGTTTCAAGCGTTCTTTTACCGTTTAATGAAGCACTCAGCGAATAAGTAACATATTCTGAATTTCCGAAGCTATATTCGAAAGATGAGATCATGTAGTCGCCCACTTTCGCCTCAAGCGTACGGGTATTTATTTCGTGAATTTTTACTAATCGTTTTTCATCCATCGCAGAATCAAAATGTTCCAGTGATGGGTCACCTTCCGTCATAATTCCTTCGATAGAAATTTCATGCGTTATATTTCCATAATCACTTCCGCTTTTGTCCTTCGTATTTAAATCGATAGTGTCTGCTGATTTATTAGATGACCCTGCCGTTTGGTTTAACGGACGTACCAATGTCGCGCCATCAACCCCATCAATTTCAACCGCAAATAATATTTCTTCTCCGCGATATTCGATCGCCATTTATTCGTCCCCCTTAATTTGTCGCGCTTACTTCAACGTCGAAATACACGCGATGATATTTCGATTTATCGCTAGAGTCATCCGGTGTAATCGGAGTCTCACCTGTAACGAGCGCATAAAAATAACCGAGCTTTTCGCCCGGCGTTGTTGCGCTGATTAATTCGATCTTCTCTCGTAATGCCTTTTTAACTTCGTCTTGCAATAACGACCGCTCTCGTATAGTCGCTGCGTATAATCCGATTTGATATCGATAAGTCGTTTCAACGCGCCGCTGCTTCGAAATTAGCGCGTTATTATTCTGCATTTGTTCAACAATCAATAACGGTCTAACGGTCGGCAACGTTACGCCGTCATATAGCCATACCGTTTTTATTCCGGTCGATGCTTCCAAATGCGTACGTAAAGAATGCGTTAAATTAAATTGCATAATATCACCGCCCCATGTTCCGTAATACTTCGGCGATTTTACTACGATAAGGGTCGCGATTATCCCAAACGGCTTTTCTAACAAATCCCTTTTTCGTAGCATGTTCGTATTCTTGGCGCAAAGCATAAGGTAAGTCTGACCCGACTGTCCAAACGGTCTCTACCTCTTTTTGCGGACTAGATGATAGCGAGCCTTTAAGCGCTCCGGAGTCAACCGGCGCATTGTTAGCTGAATCATTCGCAATTTTACGCGCATACGTTTCGGTTACACGTCCGATTTCCTCAGTAATTCCCGCGTCATTTAACATGCGCAAGGTATCTCCAAGGCCAGACACACTAACGTTAAACACCCGTCTACTCACGATATCAACCTCCCGACAAATTCGGCACGATTGCGCTCGCCAATGCCTTTTTTATCTTTCGCCATGACTTCGTATTCTTGCCCGTCATACTTAATGCGGACCAGCGAATTGAATACATCGGCGATTTCGTCAATATCAACCGATGCCCAAATGTCGCCTTTTTCGACGAGTATTCCTGCGTCAAGCAACCGTTCAAATGACGATTGTGCCATCGAAGATACTTCGGTGACTACGGCTTTAGTCGGCAGTAGATGCTCTCCGCCGCCAATTGGCTCGTTGGTAATCGGGTCGCGTTCACCTTCCGGTTCATACGTCAATACGACGTCAATTACACGTCCAGCAACTATTTCTTTCCGCGTCTGTTTCATAAATGCGATGTCTTCCGGCGTTATCATGAAAACTTACCACGTTTCCACCGTATACCTTCATTCTCAAATGACAGGTAGATTTCGTTATCGTTTAAATACGAAACTAACCGATAATCCTTAGTTCTTCGTATTTCGCCTAGAATTACTTCGACTATTTCTGCGCTCATCGCAATCACTCCTTTCTACAAATAACGCTCATCAAGTACATAAGTTATATAGCTCGAACATCCCGGATGTGGCGAATAGATTTCGCTATCCATCGGATCGTAGATGCCTGCGCCTTGCCCGTATCTATCTTCGCGCGCTAACTGATAGCATCGATGAGTCGAGTGCCCTTTGTGGCGATGTCCGTTATCCGTAATCTTGACCCACTGGACTACGTCGCTTCGTTTGGCGCTATGTGCCGACCCGACTCGATAAGCCGTATTGCCTTCGGTCACTACCAATCTTCGAATCTTCCACGTCTCGTTTTCGTGTACTCGTCGGATGTTAGCAATCATTGTGCTGACGGACTCTCCGCGGATAATATCAGCGCGCAATACTTTCGATAGTTCATCGCGCATATCTCCGCTTAGCCGCCAAACACGATCGCTCAAGACTAAGCCATCTTCACCGTAGCGTCTCATGACATAGTCGAATACGTTTCGATTGATCCTTTCGAGTGTAGCTCCTGCAATTGCACCGGCACCGACCGCCGTTTTGACTGCTCCGTTTATGCCCGCCGTTGCAAAGCCGGCTGATTCCAATACGATGCCTTCGATGGAAGACGTACCGTACTTGCGCATTAGATCCTCGATATCGTTCAGCTCGCGTAGTAGTCTCGACAAGCGTTGACGTTTAATTGTGCCATCTGCTGTGGCAAAGTCCGCAAGCAAGTCGCTAATGTCGCCCCGTATTCTTCCGATTTCCTTTATGGCGAATGTGACTTGCTTATCGTTTAATTTGCCGTAATCTAGCGATAGCTTTCTAAGTAGTTCGTCGAGTTCCGCTTGTTTGCTCATCGGCAGTCTGCCCTTCCTACATGCGATTGACTAGCACCGTTTCCCCGCTTATACTTTCGATAGTTTTTTCGGGATTCTTTTGCTAGTTGCATATAATTAGCGTAGATGCTCGACTTATCGACCATTTCTTCGCCGTCGGTATACTTAAAGTAGTGCGCTGTATTTGCTGTAATCGTTTCATATCCGACGGAAAGTGCGAGATAAAATACCGCATTCTCATTTTCCTCTTCCGTAAATCCCGATTCAATAACAGCTTCGGCGACCCAATCGACAATATCAGCCGGAGTGACGCCTGGAACATTATTTAACCGCGTTTGCAATCGTTCTGATACCGATACCGTCATTTGGCGTCACCTCCGTTATTTCTGTTTTGGCTTTGCTTTCGGTTTTTCCGGTGCTGGTTTTTCTTCTGACTGAACAAACGGCTTTGCTTTTTCTAGCGCCTCGATTACCTTTTCATCATTCGTAACAAGCACGCCCTCTCCGTTAAATAATGCATACACTCCATCGCGATTGTATTCATAGTTAGGAATAGCTTTAAATTTCGCTGTTTTCATTAGGCACTGCCTCCTTCTAAGACCGCGATTTTAGCCGCTAACGATTCCAGGACAGCTTGCACATTTGCGCCGGTTACACCGCTAATTGCTGTAGTAGATACTTGGCCTGCGTTGTGTGCGTGATTTCCGGCTGCTGCAGTACTTGCCGTTGAACCAATCGCTAAGCTAGACGTTCCTGCGCCGATTGCTGTTCTTGCGGCTGCCGCGTCTTGTGCAGAAAGCACGCCTCGACCTACTGTGGACGCGTCACTAATTTGAGACGCCGTATGGGTATGCGTACTTGGTGGAAACGTGCTCGGTTTACCGGTAACATCGCCCCAAGCTACAGCAGTGCTTCCGTCGCCAGTATTCTCTTGTAAGTCTTTTATGATATCGCCCAACTTAACGTCATTAGCGACGGGCATAGACAAATTTAGTCGTTCTTTTTCCGTTTCATTAATCGGCATATTTTCGGTTCCTCCTTAAGAAGGGCGCCCGAATGGACGCCGTTAATTATGCAATAGTTTTAGAGATATTAGATAATACTGCAACGGATTCTTTAGCGTTCTTGATTTCGAAGCCAAGCTCACCGCGGATAACACGAGCAAAGTAGTCAGCGCCCGGGTTTGTTGCATCCTGGTCGTAGAAAGATTGAAGGTAACGGGCTTTGATGTTGTTTACATCTAGTAATAGCGCGCGATCCTTCGGCATATTTTGGTCAACTACAACGCTGGAAACTGTACCGCCAGGAAGATCACTCATGAATGACATGATTTGATGTCCTACAGTACCTTCTCCGCGAGTTGTACGGATTGTGTCGCTAGCAAGCTTCGTAATCTGACGAGCTACGTTTGGAGCACACACGATTGTGTCAACGCGACCGCCGCGTTTGAATGTTTCTTCGATAGCATCATTCAGTTTTTTCGCGCCAATTTCTTCGCCACCCATATCGAACTTCGCAGAACTCTGTTCTTGTGCGAATGCAAATAATCCGCCAGTTGTACGTGGGTTACTTTCGCCAGCACCTGGGTACTTACGTCCATAGATTAAAGTGGTGTTAACTTCGCGAATCATTTCTTGTAGACGAAGGTTAACTTGGTAATCCAATTCGTTAGACACACCGTAAGTGTTTACTTGTTGTTGAGAACGTGATACTTTCGCAAAGCGAGAGAAGATTTGCGAATAGTTATGAGATACAATTCGATCATTAATCTCGTTATGACGGAAGGCTTCTTCACCTTCTGGACGCGGGCGTGAAATAACTTTCAATTCAGCATCCGCAGTGATTGCTTCCGGCTCAGTAGCGTCATAACCACGTTGAACAGTAATTGAATCACCGTTTACCGCAGTAACCTTTAATACTTCAAGACCATTTTGTACAAGAGCATTAACAGTAAACTTACGCCCTTCTCCATCTTTCAAAACGATAGCCGTTGCGTCAGCCGCTGCTGCCGATTTTACATCGCCTGTATCGCTATTTAGGTAATCGTTCTGCCATTCGAACTTAGTTTGCGTTAACGCTTCTCCTGTGCCGATTAATCCGAAAAGAACCGGAGCCTTAGTTAAAATTAAATCTACATTCGCTTGCATTTGGCGAACTTGTTGTTGGAAATCATAAGTAGTTGCTACGTTCATTTTTCATATCCCCTTTTTGTTTGGTTTTGTAATAAAAAAAAGCCGCCGGCTGGCGACTGGATTACTTCCTTTGTCTTAATGCAATAAGCTCGTTATAGATACGTGTAACTGTTCCCATGAATCGGCTATCCTTAAGCGCTTTTTCTTGAGCATCCGCAAGTTCTTTTTCTTTTGCGGAAATCTCATTTACACTAGGATTCTTCGCCGGATTTGAACCGCCCACTGCATCTGCGCCAAGTGACTGCTTAAACATCCAAGGCTTCGCTTCTTTTAGCGTATTAACAGCTTCATCGACGCCTTTTACGTTGCCTTCGTCGTCTATTTCAATGGACGACTTATCAAGTAATGTAAGCACGTCATTCAAATCATTCGCATTCAGCGATCGTGCTATCGATTTGATTTCCGTATTAACGATCCGTTGATTAGCAGATTCTTGAGCTTTCTTTGCTTGCTCCGCAGCTTCTTCGGCTTTCTTGGACGCTTCTTCTTTCTCTGCCTTCAAACGTTCTGCTTCGGACATTGCCGCCTTTTTACGTTCCTCTTCCGCCTGCTCGTATTCCTCAAGCTTTTTTAACTTGTCGGCCGTCTCTAATTGCTTCTTCTTTTCACGGGCGACTCTATCAGCGAGAATTTTATCGAGTTCGGCTTGCGTAAAAGTTTTCTCGGACTGTTCCTCGGTTTTCTTTTCCGGCTCCGCAGCCGTTGATTGTCCGTCTCCACCTTCGCCACCTAAATCTGCGGAAAACAACTGTAAATTTATCGGTAAAAATAATCGTTTAAACATTGTATACCTCCAACCGGTTTAGAGCCGTCGCTCATAAAGTTGCGAATATGAACAACCGTTTAGTTTATAGCGTCTTAACGTTCGGACAGTGCGTTCATTATTCGCTTGGTTCTTGATACGGGTCTTGTGATTGGCGTTTTAAATTACGCTCTTGCAAGATTTCCATAAACTTCTGCTCCGGATTGTCTTTCCCACTCCGTGCGATTGCGCCCTTTATCGATTCCATTTCCGATGCAATTTCTTCGGATAATTGTTCAACTAACGCTTTTTGGTCTTGCGGCGTAGGTAGTCCGAATACAATCCTGCTGCTGTAGTAGCCGTCAACTTTGGACAGCCACTCCTTATCGTATTTAAAACGAGGATCATCTTGGCGCGCTTTCATATAGCGCAAAATGTACTCATTAAGCGTTTGTAGTCGCGACTGCCAAATAATCCAATTTCGCTGCGTCTTCGATATGATTGCGCTGAACATCATTTGTACCGCCATGTCGTTAATACCGCCAGTGTTCATGTCCGCAGTGTTTACGAGTGGTACCTCGACTTTTTCGTGAAGTCGTTTTTGCAGCCTGTCAAGATATGCTTCGATTGTTTCTTTAAACTTAAATCCGCTTTCTAACTTCGCTGCCTTCGGTTCCCCTAGTTCCTTGTCGCCGTCACCCAAATCCCAAAGACCGCCCGGCGCAACTTGATAAGGATTTTTAGGGTCTGCGTCAACGTTTGATAGCAGCGTAATAGCAAACATTTCGAACCTTAGTGCGTCGGAGTAGTCGGACATCTTTCGGTCAATCTCATCCGCAATCTCAATCGTCTTTTCTAATTCGCTATAGCCTTCTGTTTGTCCGCTCAATTTCTCTGTCGGTACATGGACAACGGGTATGAAATCCAGCCCCATTGACTGCCGCACTACACGTTCCGTCTGTTTAGTTACGAATCCGTCGTATACTGCTTCTTCAATTTCGCAATCATATACGCCAGTATCTTCGCGCCATACGAGATAATAAGAAAGCTTCCAAAGCTTCGTCTGCTCTTCGTCTAGCCACGCCGTAAAATGAACTTCATCTAACTGGTCGACATCCCATTCGTTGTATACTGCGATAACCTCCGTTGAAGGGTGCCAAAGTATTTTTATTTCACCGCGTCGATTGTCGTAATGTAAACGGGCATATACGCCGCTCCTTGTAATCGCACGGTCTTTAGCAGCCGCCAATAATTTCTCATGCATCCGATTGTCTTCCCAAACCCACGTTAGCAAACGTTCTTTTGCTTTAGCTCGACTGTTTTCCGCTTCCTGTTCGCTGCTCGGCGAATAGTTAGGCTTGAGCATTAAAGCCGGATCATCGAGTACATCAGGAGGCACCGTCACTTTCGGCTCTTTTTCGAATTGCCATGCCGCAATTGTATCGACCATTTTTCGCGGGTAATTAATAGTTAATAGAGTCGGGTCATAATCGATTTTGTCCGGCTTAATGTAATCAGACCATACGTTTAAATCGCCTTCATAGCGTCTGTACAGCCTCATTTCATCAAGAATACGATGCCACTCCGATTGTCCTAATGCCTCACGCATCGGTATGATAAACTCAATCGGATTCATTAAGTTTCGGTCAACTTGCATTCGACCACCTCCTTAGTATCTGTAATTTCCGGCGTTGCCGCCTTTTCTTCGCGTCGACTTAACGACTGTCGATACCGCCATTTGCAGCGAGTCAGGACCGTCATCATTTGCGCCTTGACCGTATCGTTCGAACTGCTCAAGCAATAGCGTATGCTTTTTATTAAAGCGAATCGTGCCGTTTTCAATGTCCGGTTTCATTGCTTCAATCCGCAGCTCCTTTTTCGTCCGGTTCTTTATTTTCTTTAATCGAGTGGTTGCCGGATAACCTTCCGCATCTAACCTTTTCGTTAGCTGATCCGCGATGAACTCCTGCGCAACGTTCGCATCAGCAGCGATAACATCCGGTTGCCAAAGTTTAACCTTATCGACAATTACTTCGAAATAATCATCTATTGGTAAACGTTGCACAAATGAATCTATAACGTAGATGGTGCCGTTCTCTTTATGTCTTGCAACAACGTGTAGTGCCGAATAATCTCCGCGCTCTCTTCCGAAAGCAAAGTCGAGTCCCATCGATATGAGAAATTCGTCCGATAGGAAGTTATATAGCTTTCCACCTTCGTTCCAATAAGTAAAAGTATCCGGATTAAAAATCATCGATTCTTCATCGATTGGATTATTCATGTACTCCGTATTGAATGCTTTGCTGCCATTGTCCCATTTCCACGTCATCAACTTCCATAACGGCTGTACTTCCGGCCATAGCACGCGACTACCAGCCAGCATTTCCGCCTCGTTATCCGCATAAAACGCCAACGCATCAGCAAGCCGATTCGGATTTTCTCGGTCAATATAAATAAGCCGGCACTGTTCCCAAAGGTCAGCCCGACTCGGTTGATCGATTATTGCGCGATATACTTTCGATTGAAAGTCCGAGCGATTGTATAAAACTTGCATTAAAAGTGCGTCAAAATGGACGGTAGTCCCCATGTAGACGAAGGCTGTCCGCTTGCCTTTCGGATCACCTAACGGAATGACGGTCTGCGAAAACCAATCGCGCAATGACTGTCGTTGTTCGGGCGTAGATGCGTTCCCTCCTGGTCGTGCGTCCTCTAAGTCATCAAGGACGATTAAATCCGGACGTGAGCCATTCCAGTTACGTCCACGCAGCGCTTGACCAGTCGAAGCCGCTTCAACTAACGCCACTTGCTTGCGGTAATCACCGTCAGTATAATGCCATGCGATAAATCCTTCGCCGTTATCCTGGATGTTCGACTGATCCTTCGGCGATAGCAAGGGACCGAAATCCTCGCGTAGCTTTCGATTAAACTTAAGCTGATTACGAATCCATTCCATGTTTGCCTTCGATACTTTCGGCGTTTCTGAAATGATTATTACGTATTTACGCAAGCGATAAACAAGCTCATGGACCGGAAAGGCTTTCGATAAGTAAGTCGACTTTGCGTGCGAACGAGGTGCTGCCGCAGCAATCTTCGCGTTGACATGATCAGTTGAAACTACGTTGATGATGCTCGCTATCTCTTGGTGAAAGTCGGGCGCTTCGTCAACGCGAGTTATATCGAAGCCTTCCCAATTGCCGTCGTTATCAGGATTACGCGCATCGCTGAAATATTCGATTGAAAACTCGAGTAAGTTTCCTTCGCAACGGTTAATACGGTTAAGCCGTTCTAGTTCGCTCGATTTATCGAAATAAGTAATCGCTATGTCTTCCGGCATATCAAGAACATCCGGATGATCAGCGTCAAGCTCCGCCAGGAATGATTCGTAAGTATCTATTAATTCCGCACGCTCTTTCCGTGCAATCCATCGATTATTAACCCACGCCAAATTGTCGCCCTCCTTTCGTTTATTTACGTTGACTTTCGTTTTCACAGCGTTTATAATGAATGTAACAAAACAATGAGGTGATTACATTGAGTAACGCGGTGGATGCGATTAAAACAAAACGCGATATTGAGCGCATGAAAAAAGCCCTTCACGGGCGAGATCGTTTGTTGTTCGTTATAGGTGTATCTTTCGGTTTGCGTATAAGCGACTTGCTTACGTTGAAGATTGGCGACTTACGTAATAAAACGCATTTGACCGTCGTTGAGAAAAAGACGACTGGTACACGTAAGCAACGAAAGCCCCGCCGCATTAAACTGAGCCAAACGGTGGTTGCCGAGGTTAAAGCGCTTGGCGGTCATAACGACGATTACTTGTTTCAATCGCGCAAAGGCGTCAATCAGCCAATCAGCCGCGTCCAAGCTTACCGCATACTCAACGATGCTGCCGAACGTGCTGGCATTGACGTGAATATTGGAACGCACAGCTTACGGAAGGCGTTCGGCTGGCAATTGTATAACAAAGGCATCGACGTGACACGTATTATGGAAATCTTCGGCCATTCAACGCCGGCAATGACGCTTAAGTATATCGGAATCACATCGCAAGAAATTGACGATGCATACGAAGCTATCGAGGTTTAAGACCCTCGGCGGCTTTTTATTTTGCGTAAACACAATAAAGCCGGCAACAGGGCGGTTGTCAGTTTCGTTCTGATTACGCTTTATTACGATAAAGCCAAAGTGAAAATTTGATTCGCGTATTTAAAAACCACTAGGGCAGATGTTTTTAGTCTGACCCACCCCCGGCCCTATTTTCCTCGGGTTTATTCTGAATATAATATACATACTTTCGAATATTAAATGTATCGTTTATTACTTTTGTTACGTTAGGCATTCGCAACAAACAGCGTCGCATCAACATTCGTAGCATACTCAGGCATATCATTCGCATACATACGTTTATGCATCGATAAGAATCGCGATATAGCAACGTTTGGCAATCATCCATATCCGCAACCCCTTGCATAGAATCCTGCATAAAGTTAGCGATTAATATCTGCGGAATCAAAGCGAAGAGAGGGTCACGCGCCAGCAGTGCGAGGCTAGTAAATCAACGCCCTAAGTCCGAATTAGTCCGTAACTATTTACGCAATCTATCCGCATTCTTTCTTATTTATATAACCTACGATTTTACTTATCGGACTGCCTTCGCTGCCTCATCGCTTCAATTTGCGCTTTCATAGAATCAATATCCGTTTGACTTCCGTTTTTATTATCGACCTCTACTTTCTCCGTCAACATTCCGTGCATTTGCAATATCGTTCTAAATGCCGCTGCGTTTCCGGTTTCAATAATATTATCGAGCATAGAATCGAACATTTCCGGCAGACGATCCGTTGTCTTGCGCACAACTTCCTTCTTAAGCGCGTCGTTAAATTCGTCTTGCTTCTTCCATTCGAACAGCGTCGACTTTGCGATTCCGACTTCCTTTGCGATTTGCTCGTATGTTAAGCCTCCGCGTTTAGGCACGCTCAAATACTCGATAGCAGCGATTTGCTTCTCGCTCAATTGTTTCGCCATTTCTCATCCTCCCTTCGTTTATTCAACGCAAATAAAGACGCCCTATTGGACGCCCTCCTGTTCCGCTATCCATTCAGTCCGAGTTCTTTAGCTTCCAACATCAGCGCAACCCATTCCGCCTCCACTAGCGTCCTCCTCTCGTTTACAATAAATTACCTACAACGATATATCAACGAAAATAAAGACGAATACGATACGCTTAAGCCTTGATATAAGCTCCATAACGCTCTAAGAACTCAATAACGATTGACCTCTCGTCGGCATTGCGGCTAAACAAGCAATCCTTAGCAAGTGCTTCGGGCAATCCGTACTCCTTCAATGTTTCTACGTACGCCTTCTCTTCCGGTAAGTAATCTAACAAATAGGTTCCTCCTTCCTTAATTCCCGTTAATGGGAGTCGGGCGATAGCTGGTACGGAAATCGTACCGATGGTTATCGCTTTGTTATTCTCTATCGCTAACGCTCTTTCTTTTGCGTCAAATACTTATATTAATAAATCGTGGCGACATATATGAGCGTAAGCGAATATGTGGCGCAATGTTTATAAGGCTTTATTATTAATGCTTTATAAGTAAAGATATATAGAGTACACTTATCGTACTAGGGTGGTACGGAAATCGTACTAGGGTAGTACAGAAATCGTACCACCTACCGCTATAATAGCTCCGCCAACTCTTCCGACTCGTCCACAACGGCTTCTTTACGCTGATACCTCTTCGCCAGCTCAACGCCAAACTTACGATAAAACGCGTCCTCATCATCGATCGGCGGCTTGAATACGTAGCAATTGTTGTCCCAGCCGTTATCATTCGCATGTGTCACGCGCTTTATCAACTCAAGGTGTTCCAGCGCCTTCAATGCGTTGCTGACCGTCCCTTTAGAGCCGATTCCTGTCTCGCGCATGATAGAAGACCAGCTCGGCCAAGCGTAGCCATAGTCGGCATTGTGACGCTGTAATAAATAACGATATACTCGCTCGGCTGTCGGATTGAACTTCGGATGCCTTACATATAGAGTGCATACGGCTGTTGGAATCGCCGCAAATCCTTTTGTCGTATCGAATGGCAATGCTCGCTTCTGTTCGCTCATTTACTATCGCTCTCCTTCGTTCACTAATTGACGCATCTTAGCGCTCTAATAATTCCGCTTTTGCCAACGCTTTACGCGCGTCGTATTCGTCTAAATATCGTTTTAATTCGTCTGTACGTTCGAAAACCCACATCCGATTGCCCGTGCGTTTGTGTAGCGCTGTATATTTATAGCGAAGACCATTCGCCTTGAGGAAGTGCATTAATGTCGTTGAATAGCAGAAAAACTCGATCATTTATCTAACCTCCGTTAAATTATCGTTAGGATTCGCATGACAGTCGTATACATATTCGCGATATTCAGCGAAGGTCATTCCGTTAAGCCCCGCAATGTATTCAACAGCTTTATTGAATAACTCCGGTTTAACTTCGAATCGGTCACCATTGTCCTCGTACCATTCAAATAAATTTCTTGCGTTTTTAGATGAGTTAATGCGCTGCCATATAGGAAGCATATTTGCTTTAGTAGTTCCTCCGTGTCCAACCGCTAATGGGATTATATGGTCGAAATGTAGTGGAACGTCCTTACCAGTAAACGCACATTTACCTTCGAATTTTTGAAGAACTTCCTCTCTGTCATCACCTGTAAAATCATTAACCAAGGCTAATAGACGACTTCTCCTTCTTCTTGAGCATTCGTAGTCTTTTCGAACTAAATAGTCAGGGTTATTGATAAATGATTGTTGGTGGTATAGCTTAATAAGTAGTTCATAATTATCTAAGAGACATAGTTTATTAGCGTTCAACGTTAGTATAGTATTACCCATCCCAACGGTTTTCTCTAGATACCTTTTCGCCAATAACTCGGATAAAATACTGTCTGACGCACTCTTTACTTTTATAGAAAATGAAGGTACAGTAAAATTAGCCAATGCAACTCTTAATAAATCTATAGACTCGGGCGTCAAGTCATCTATCGAACTTAGTAAACTGTCTACGAATATAGGAGACTCTCGCTTTCGTAAAGCTTCTATAAATCCTTCATATCGCGTAATTTTACTTTGACAACGAGGACATTCAAATGTTCCCTCTCGGCTATTAAACGTCTCTCCCTCGTGAGAATTAAACATCATCCATAATATAGGGTATGTTGCGTAGATATCATCGCAAATATTACAATATTCAATCTCTCCATTGATCGCCATAACTAAAACCACTCCCTCTTTAACTAACTAGGACTACCATTTCGGGTGTATTAAACCTTTTCGTAAGTCTGCTCGAATATGTCCGGCTTGCACGGATAAAACTCGCCAGCAACGCCGCGAATAATATAGTCGCCAACTTGCGCTGACATAAGGCCTTCTAGCGTGTCTATCACTAGTTCAGTCGTATCGCTATTGCTATAACGAACGACTAGCACATTGTCAGCAAAATCGGATATTTGCGTTATAGAATCCGCATCATCAGTAAATTGAATCGCCTCTACTTCAACGGGCTTTTTACGATATCTCATTTTACACCACCGTCCTTAAACCACGCGCGAGGCTGTGTCCGATTACTAGTCGTTGTCACGCTTCCGCTACCAGTTCCGTATTTCCTTACGTGTTCGGGGATGTCTCCCGCCGTATTCGGATGAGTCATTATAGGGGCAAACACATAATCACTGCCGTCAATAACGTCGTCAACGTTTTCGTACGGAAATACATGACCGCCTTTGTGACGTCCTTGCATAATCGCTTGGACAACTTTCTCGGCATCCTCGGAACTGATCGGCAAATAGTTCGCCATTACTTCCGCAACTTTCGGTTGCTGCGCCGCTTCTAACTCACGCAACGCCTTCGTTGCTTCACGCGCCTCACGCTGAACGGCTTTAAGTCCCGTTAATGCTTCGGATACGTCCAAAGATAATTTATACGTCAACTCTCCGATATCTTTCGTCTTCTCTGCGACAACTTCGATACCATCTGTGCGAGATTTACCCCAATTTTCTGCCGTCACAACTTCGCGCTTTTCTTCCGCCATGTTCATCGACTCCTTTAAAGTAAAATTGCCGCCCCGAAGGACGGCTATGTAGACCGACGTTGGTCCGCGTGCATTGCGAAGAGGCGTCCGGTCATATACAATTTATGGCGGCTAACCAAACCGCTATTGATTCGCCCCAATTGCTCGGCAAGTCCGCCGGCTCATTTCCACGTCAAACGTGCGAATCTTCCCGTCAATAAAATAAAAAGCCCGCCATAGCTGACGAGCGTGTAACCGTTTTTCTTTCTACATATATAAGGCAGACATTTTGACGAAAAGTAAGCCGTTGCAACGAAAAAAGCCCGCTGATGCGAGCCTATACTTGATTACAATATTTAACTCGACCAACAAATTATTAATTACATTTCTCTTTTTACTTCGATTTCCATACAGTTAGTACACCAAATATTACCCATATAGTCATACTTGTAGCTATTCTTTTTTCCTAAATCTAGTTCTTTTTCACAATGACTACACTCCATATCTAGAACCTCCCTAATCTAAACATTGCTTAAAATGTTTATCAGCATGACTGTCAATCTGTTGTATAGCGTTAAAAATCTTTCATATGCGTAAAACCACGTTTAGTTAGTTCTTCGTATACAGCATGAAGTAAATTTGTTTCATTGTCTAACTCTGCGCGTTGGAACCAAATTTTCAATTCTTTATCTGAAAGACTTGTTACCTTGTCCTCCATTATTTTTACTCGTTCTCTTTGTCTTTTCTCTAAATATTTTTTAAGCATGTAATAATCCCCCTTAATTTACACATCTCATGCATAAAATCCTGACAATCATATATATTTCAGATTGAACTACATTTAAGGATTCCGCTATTCAGTCTCTTTTTGAAATGGACAAAAGCACTCATCTCTATTCAATATAATGCTTAGTGAGTTAATTAGCCATGATTTATTTTCCATTCTTACGCATTATCAACAGTGTCGCTGCGATAACAATAACGGTAACGGTAACGGTAACGGTAACATTTCGTTCACCTCCTTTCTATACTTTAATTATACGATATCGTATAAAGAATGTCAACACTTATTGACGAAAAATATTCGTTATCGTATAATTATTTTAGGAGGTGTTTCCGAATGCTACAAGTCACGCCACGTTTAACGGAAGTTCTAAAAGAAAAAGGCATCACGCAAATGCAACTCGCCGAACTTTCCGGCGTACCACAAGGCTCTATCAGCCGTTTCGACAAGAACGAACGCCATGTCGATTGGCACGTATTCGCCATCACTAGAGCGCTTGAAATTGATGTTGCGGATTTATTTAGGGTATCAGATGCGAAATAACAACCGGCTGTACTTTCGTAAACTCACGATATCTGCGCCTACGTTCGGCGTTTCTGCTTCGGGAGCGGTTCGCCTTCGTATTCTCGTAATCAGTGCGCTTGCGTCGTCCTGCTGACTGCGGTTTCTTGCCGTCATTATTAACGTAGCCAAGCGCCTGCATGCCAACTTCATTCTTTTCGATTTCTTCTTGCTGACGGTCGCTGTTTATTGGATATTCATTACTACGCGACTTCCACGGCGTATCGTCCGATAATTCTTCGTACAAACAAAGCGTCGCCAGCCGATCGAGCGCGCCAGCTTCCGGCATCTTACCTCTAGCAGCGAAATACTCCTCAGTCAGCGCTTCGATTGCTTCAAAGCGCGAAGGACGCGGCAGATTGCCGGCTTTCGTCTGCGCCCATAGTTCGTTAATTTTATCGTTAAATTGCTCGTTGTTCATCCGATATCCTCCGTTTCATTTGTATCGCTTAATAGCCGTCTAACGTCCGTTACAATATCGCCGAACTCTTTTTCGACAAAATTGCGTGCTTTCGGATCATTACGGAGCTCTTCGTCCGTTGGTAGCCAATTAAACTTTCGACCGCATACGTAATTAATCTTATTTAGCGACTCCGGGTCGTTAAACCATACGTGAACCGTGCCTTTCATGAAAATCTTAAAGCGCAGAACGTCGTTTCTAAATTCACCCTTGCCGATCTTTTCAAAATCGTAATTCACTTCGCGAAAAGGTTCGAAGGCCTTTAGTAAGTCGAAAATAAAGCCTTTTATGCGGTAATCAACGCTATTAAAGCTATTATCGCGCGCTCCCATGTCCCAATCTCCGAAGGTAGTGAAAAACGGATAAATTACTTTCTTGCCGATTTTATACGCCTCGTTCGTATTCCATCCGTTGTAATAATGAATGTTTGTCGAAAATTCTCGGCGACTATAAGACGTTACCTTTTCGAACATACTAACGACACTGCTCAATAGCATATCGGAAGAGTTCGCCATGATTGCGTGAAGAAGCATGTATATGTTAGTTGAATTTATTTCTAGTTCCGAAGCCGAACCTAGTTGTCGATTCAGCTTTTCTTGTGCTTCCGTGGTCAGTTTCTTCATAAATTCATCCGTTTGCAGGATGAGCTTCCAATACGTCGACCGAAGCCTTTGCAACTCTTCTTCGTAATCTTTTGACGACGTATCGCTTGGCGTAAATATTTTTCCTCCGTTGATAGTCGAAATGTAGCTTAGGAAATCGGCTTTTCGTTTACTTACTTCGTAATCCTCGCGAACTAAGCGCACAGCCTGCTCATATTCGCTGATTAGCCTTGATATATCGTCAAGTCGTTCCTGGACTTCCTGCTGTTTAACAAACGTACTTAACGCGGTAGTTATATTACCTTCAATGTCGTGTTGTTGAGCGTTCGATACGGCGTCAACTGTACGCTTATATAAGTCCGCACTCGCATCTTCTCGGCGCACCTTTAAGTAAATTAGCGCCACCTCAACGTCTGTTTTCCTTTCTGCGTCGCTAAACGCATTAGTGACAAACTTTATTCGCGCGTTGTGTAGATCAAGCAACCGCGCCAATTCCTTCCTAGTAACGCTGAATTGATTTTTAATAGTTTCTGCGTTGGTAATCGCATATATTTCGCAGTCCTTCGTAATTTGCCTGCTTGCGAGATTAATAGCGTGTAGTAAATGTTTATCGCCGGCACTGAACGGAGGATTCATCACAATCGAGTCGTATTCCCGGAATGTTTCAAACGTAAGGAAGTCCGACCAGACTACGTTATGACCAGCGCCTAATAAAAAACTTGAAAGTTCCGGATCCATTTCGATTGCGTCTACTTTTATCGAACTCATTTTTCGCTTGATATACGAAACGATATTTCCTTTACCAGCGGAAGGTTCAAGCACACGCCCATGTAATGTAAGTCTGCTAATCCCTTTTAGCCCTGAAAACCTCGAAGGTATTTCCTTACTAATACTTAGCGCTAATAATTCCTCGATTAACTCGTCCGGCGTCGGGTAAAAGTCTTGATTAAACATAATTATTCCGCCTCCCTTTCACTAAGCACGTATCCCTCACCGCGCCTGCACCACGATTCATAAACACGAGCTATTTTCGTCATTGCCACGTCAACCAGCCGATTGACCGTTTGCTTACTTACTCCAAGCTCGTTCGCCGCATCAACTTGCGACATGTCTTCGCCGTATACTAGCCGCACTGCCTGACGCTGCCTATCCGTCAAGCCTGCCCGTTCAATCGCCGTCATTAAATCGATAATCAAATCGCTCGCAGCCGTATCGCCAGCAAACCGACGTTGCTTGAGCGCGTGATAGTCAGCGAGCAATCGCCTTACTCCTACCGCGTTGTCCAGTGCGTATCTTGCATCATATTGCTGATGATGGTCCGGCTTGTTCGTTGCGCTTCCCATTAAATCGCCTCGATTTCGTTTAGGGTGTGCGTACCCATCGTATTTTTTCACTTGCATCCCGATTTTCTCGACCGACCCGATTACTCCAACCTTTCGTTGAAACTTTGCTACGTCCTAACTCAAACCAGTTATCCGCTTTATATATCGTTCCCTCATGCCTCATGCCGGTGCTTGAGTATGCGATGATACCTTTTATTTCCGGCATATTTTTTCTGATATATTTTCGTGCCAACCCTAGTGATTTACTTTCACTGTTCTTCGGAGCCTCTTCAACTAAGTACATGCGTGTGAGTTCAAGTAACGCATGCTGATCGAGTTGTCGAGCGTTAGGTCTGCCCCACATCATCGCACCAATTCTTTCGCCTGTATCGTCAAGCACCCATAATCGAAGTCTTGCTCCGGCGGGTGTTGATTTTAAGTAATCCCTATCAGCAACCCATCTATCCAACTCGGTACTTCGCGAAACTTCAATTCTCATCACAATTCCTCCGTTTCCATTAATCTCCTAGTCAAATCAGACCGGCTCGGGCATGCTGCGTCTGCCGAGTTTTGTCGAATGGCTATAAAGCGTTGCTTTTCGTTGGTTTAAAAGCTATAATTGCGTTAAATATTCCAAAGTTTGGAGCGTGATTACATGCCATTCGAGCCGTTACAAATCTCTAGATCCGGCGGAGCAAGTCTGTCGCTCGATAAATTCTACCGTTTGCGTGTCAATTCCGAGGCGATGCGTGAAATGAAGCTTTCTGCGTACCAATACGTCGTCATTAGCGTCGATGTGGAAAATAAACGCATCGGGTTAGCGAAACAAGAACTCGCAAAGGTGCCGAACGCGTCTGCAATTAAATTGGACAAACGCGGCTATGTTGGCGTTGCTGCTGGCAAGCTTGTTGCGCGTAAGCTCGGACTGACTGACGGTGACTTGCCGGTTAAATTCGCTGATATCGGTAACTTCGATGAAGGCGGAACCTACTGGCGCGCTTTCGAAGTAACTAAGTGAGACGAAGCCTATTGCCGTAAGCTTCGTCTTTTTTTCGGTCAAAATAACCGCTTGCCTACTGCGCTATTTCATCCAACATCGCATCAACTTTCGCATGTAATTCGTCAAGTGTTCCGTCATTAACAATCTCGTAGTCTACCGTAAATCCATCGACATGCTGCTCGGTATCGTGCGCCAAGTCTTTTGCGTCAAACTCGTCGCCAGCCATTTCCGCACAGATAAGACGATCGGCTTCCAGTGCTGTTACTCGCACGATGGTAAATCCGTTAGCCTTCGCCCACTCTAGCTCGTTAGGCTGACGTAAGTCCGTAATTACAATGCCGACGTGATCACTGGTTGTCTTGCGAAAGTTAATCGACGCCTCGACCGTTCGCTCTACGTGCCTAATCCAAATATCTTCTCCGTATAGTCGGCGCATATCTTGACCGAACGTCTGATAACCGGCGCGCGGCTTCGGATGCTCTGGTACCCACGGCAATGTTGCGTGATATAAATACTTTAACTTGTCTCCGAAAGCCACTCGGTCAAACATGGCGCGAATATACATGCGATTGGCTACGGCGTCCTTGCCTGAACGGAGCTTGCCGCATAGCGCGATTTTAGTAACGGTGACAGTTCGATTGACTTCAATTTCCGTTTTCATCGGCAGTCACTCCCGCGATAAATTCGACATCGTACATTGTAAAATCATCTCGGCTCGCTTTTATTCTTACGGATGATACACCCTTAAGCTCAACACCGTCCTGATATACGCGCCAATTTGTTAAGCCTTCTTGTTCAAAACGCAAAGTTTTACCGTTTGATTTCTTCTGCGTCCGGTCGCTGAGCGACCTTATTGCTTCCGTATTAATTTCCGTCTGCTGTGCGAATGTCTCAACGTTGCGCTGCGTATCACGTAGTTGCGTTTCTAATTGCGTAACTCTTCGCGCTAGGTTGCCGAGTAGTTCGAGGACTTGCGGACTGGCTTGCGTTGCGTCTACGGTGATAGGTTCGGACGTTGATTCCGCTTCGACTAGCTGTAGTACGCTGTATTCTTTTGTCTTTATAGGGACCTCTCCTGCGTCCGTGGTGCTGTAGTAAACGACATTATTACGGTAATGATGCGTTCCTACTATTTCAAGTACTTCTCCGTCAGACAAATCTAGCACCTTTTCGCCAATCTCCGCCTTACGGTCAACTAGACGGTAGCGCCCTACGGCATGGAGACTTGTATCCGCGTCTACTAACGTATCAATGCGGACGATGTCCGTTGGCTCTAGCGTTTTGTAGTCGATATATACTTCATCCGATATATACCATCCGCCCGCGTCAACGATTCCGTCTTCGACAATTTCCGTAACTTGTGTAATTTCTCCGATTTCAAATGGATGGTTCATCTCATTTGAAATAATGATAACGTAATCCCCCACGTCAGCATTCCGTTCAACCTCGACAAATTCGCGCTCAATTCCACCTAAGCTTTCGTCTGCAATATAATGTTTATTCGTCATTAATTACTCGCCTCGCTTTCGAATTTAATACTAACCGCGTGCTTTAAATTTATCGCGTCAATAGGAGTGCTGAGCCAGCCGATAGGGATTTTTTCCACCGCTCCCGTTGGACCTGTGAAATAATCGTGAAGGTCGCTCACAAGGTCGCCTGTCACCGTAAATTCTTCACCATTGACCATCTTAATTATCGCTTTCATTCATTTCGCCCCTCTTTCGATTATTTTTACGTCAACTTGCTGGCGTCCGAACTGTATTGCATCACCGTGACTTCCGATTAAATAGTCGAGCTTCCTACCGCGAATAGCTCCGCCCGTATCCAGCGAAATGGCTCGCTCGGTTCTGCCGTCAGCAAAGCGTAGCTCGACGATTGACCATAACGGGACGACTGACGGATCGGTTGCAATAACCCTCATGCCGTCATGATGCGTCTTGTTGCGTACATCAATGCCGACGCGCGTGATACCCGAGCAACCTTCGGCACAATCCGCTATATAAGCGCTAGCGTCAAACGGTTGCCATGCCGTTTCGTTCAAGCGTTTAATTTCGGCTGATAGGCGCTCATTCTTGGAGCGTAATTCTTCGTTGGCTTGCGCTGATACTTCCACCTGCTGACGCCATAATTGAGCGTTCGGTGCCCATCTTTTTGCTATCTCTTCTGAAGTAATAGACGGTATTTCATGGGATATAATAGTTTGAGATATTAGTATAGATGCAAAAAAACTGATAACAGTCACACTCCTAAATCTATAAAGTTGTTTAGCCGTAATACTTTATTTCAGCTATTTTTCTTGCCTCTGCTGCTTTTTCTAGCTCGTCGAAGTACCCTAGGTGAATCACTTTCTTATCTACTTGAATATACGCCCGCCATTTATTTCGGGACTTATGTCGCGTAACACCCGTAATTCCACTAGTTGTATTTTCTCTTTGCCGTTTGTTATGGTTTTGAATACCTCTCGTAGCCCACCTAACGTTATCTAAAGTGTAATCACAATTAGGGTTAATTCGATCTAACGTAGTGTTTTCTTCCCCAAACATCTCAACATGTTCTTTATAGGAATCAAATAAGTCCTCTTTAAAATGATCGAAAGAATCCCATCTCTCGCAAACTTTAATGCCCCTACCTCCATAAAGCGAGTATCCGGTATCTTTATTGTTATAGCACCTTGTTTTCATGCCTCCCCATATGTGGTAGAATCTCGTTCCATGCATACCGTGCTTTGTTGCTCTTTCTTTTCTCGTTTCCAAACATAAGCAACCGCAAGACTTTGTGGCCCCACTTCTAACAGCATCACCATTAACCTCTACCTGATTTCCGCAATCACAGATACAAGTAAAATAGGCTCTATTTCTTTTTCCATCATTCTTGTACAGACAGTCAGTTATTTTTAGTCTTCCTAACTTACGTCCTATAAAATCTTTATACAAAGTATCACCCCTCGAAGAATTGTCGCGTCCATGGTTCTGCATTGATAACCGCCTCTTTTAGTTCCTCCGCCAGCTTGGCGATTTCAACTTGTGCGCCGTTTCCTGCTTTCCTTTTCGCGTAAAATTCGAGCAAGGCGCGAAGGTTAGCCGTCATTACGAGATTAGTAGCCGCAGCGTTCGGTAGGACAGCGCGTGCATCTTCGGATGGAACGCCAGCTTTCCGTAAGTCATCGTATACTTGCTGCGATATAGCCATCGCTTGATTGAAAAGGGTTTCCGCACTATATTCGCCATCACTGTCCGACATCTTGCATCGTTTACCTTCAACGCTTTCCGGAACAACGTAATCAAATCCACCCGACTTATCGCCACTGCCGAATCTGACATACCGTTGTGACTGAACGCTAAAGCTAAAGCCGACGCGATGTCGTGTAAGTTGCGCCAGTAGAGCACGGCTTACGCCTTCAATCGCGAAAGTGAACGATAAATGCTCCAGCGTAGAAGTGTGACGGCTGCGGACAATGTGGCGGAACAGACGATCAGCTTCCGAGCCGCCTTCGCCATCCGTCGCTTTGTTGCCGAAATACTTTGCGCCTTCTTTCGCTACAATTTCGCTTGGCTTGCCAGGACTGTAGCACGTGCGAATGGCGGTTAGGGCGACCGCTTGGCCGTCTGATACTTTTTCAGTTACATACTCGTCCATGTCCGGAGTTAAACGGTATATGTGGTCGCAGAAGTCCTCGCTTAATTGCGTATGTGCTATTAATTTAACGTTCATTCCATTTCCTCCTTAATCGGATCACTTTCCGCCAATAACACTCCCTCTTTACTCCAATATTGGGTAACCTCCCGCAGTACTGTATCAACGCCATTACCTCGAATCGATACCGTCTCGATTACTTCGATAATACGAGCGCGTCTAGTTGTTTCCGGCTCAACTGGCTTTCGATTGTTCATTCCGCACTCACCCCGCTACTCCCGAAGCCACCTACGCCTCTTGCTGTCTCGCCCAACGTTTCAACTTCGGTAAATTGCGCTCTTGATACGGGCGCGATTACCGCTTGAGCTATGCGATCACCTTTGCGGATGATATAGCCTCCGCCTTCTTTGATATTATTTGTACCGCAGTAATACCTTCCGTCAATGCCGTATATAACATAGAAATCCTCTATCGTAGGTATATCGAATAAGTCAGCGAAATTTGCGGTATTATCGACAATCACGCCTACTTCTCCGCGGAAATGACTATCGACCGTGCCGAGTTGAACGCGTAGCTTCGTTTTAAGCGTAATCCCTGAGCGCGGACGAATCATCATTTCGTAGCCGTCCGGTAACTCAAACGCCAAGCCCGTCTTGACTAGCGCTGTCTCGCCCGGCTCGATAATGACGTCCTCTATCGCGACTAGGTCGACGCCAGCATCGCCTTCGTGCGCATATTTCGGCATTTCCGCATCCTCGTGCAATTTCTTTATATTAACGTTCATATAAACGCCTCCTTCATGATATAATCTATTTCGGGTGATACAACATGAACTACGATACCAACAAGATTTACGACATTAGCGAATACCCTGACGTCAAAAGTGGTCGCTGCGACAATTGCGACAGTAGCCACTTTAAGTCGAAAATAGGTGACGGGAAATTCCTTCGCGAATGTCGTAAGTGTGGTATGAAGAAGCTGATTTAACGGTCGGCTTCTTTTTTGCGCAGCGTGTAAAGCTCACCTTGATTGCTGACGATCTCATAGCCCGAGTTGTACACTTCGTTAAAGTCCATGATTTTCGCTTTGTATGTTACCTCAGGCCCACTCTTAAAACCGAGGAATATTCCTATCGAAAAGAAGATTAATAACACCGAGGCTGCTGTCGTCATTACGAAGTCAGTTGTTGTTCGACTTTCTCCCGTGATAATTAACGTTGCTCCCCCTACCGTAGTAAACATCATTAGTAAAACAAGTAACGAAAGTATTACCGTAGCTACGATAAATCCTCCCCAATGTGTAGTCGTCGCTAATATTTCCACGCCATCCCTCCTTATCTAATCGGACAAACTCCGCCTTCACATCCGCCCATTCCGTCAAGGTCGCCGTCTTCGCCCGTCTCAAATCGCTGCAATATCGACGGATCAAACTCGGCTAATTTTGCGACCATTTCTTCGTAGCGCTCTTTCGTAATTGCTTCGTATGGCGCTAATCGGTAAGTCCCTCCATCATATGCGAGGAATGATACGCCAACAAAATCGTCCCATCCGTCATATACGATATCCTGCGCTTTGCCCCATTCGTCAGGTCGGACGTGAATCGTATTGCTCGAATTATGCTCGGTATAATGACGCTGGAATCGGAAATACGTATCGAATTGCTCCGGCACATATACGTCATCTTTCGTCTTTGTTGCGCCGCTGGCTATAGGAAACTCGATGACTAGCGTTCTAGCTTGCGCAATGATTTCCGGCTTCGCTAGTTCAGCCTCATCGTTATGACCCGCCGTGCCAACTTCCGCGAATACCGGCCAGCCAATCGATTGCACCGCCTTCGCTAACGGATCGGCAGCGTTAATTCTGATGCGGCGAATATAATATGGCGAATGCGACCAGTGAAGTCCGCTTGATACGCCGCCGGCTACTTGCGAGATTGTGCCTTCCGGCTTAACTGTCGTTACTAGCAACGGACTGCTGACGCGTAGTTCTTTCGCATAGTTGTCGGCTTCTTTGCGTGCGATAATTTTAAGAGTTTGCAATAATGCTTTTTCGTAATCTAGAGGCGCCTGCCAAACATCCGGGATATTAACCATAGCGAGAGCATCTTTTACGCCGGTCAGCGATGTGCCGAGTAGTCTATCCCGCTGCTGGATTGCATTCCAGTGAGGTAGTTCGAGTTCCGCCAATGTCATTCGTAATCCTGCACGTGCCGATAACCTTTGCGCTTCTTTTAGCTTTTCAACATTAAGATTGCCGTCCTCCACAAAACCGGCCATGTTAACCGTCGTTAAATTACATACGCCGTAGCTATCGAGTATAATTTCGACGCATGGATTTAAGCCCTCTGCGTTAGGGCGCCTTCTTCGCGCTTCCTCAAGGTTAACGAAGCCCGGTTCGCCTTCCATCTGCATCATTTCGAATACTAAATCGAGCATTGCTTCGCTTGGCTTTTCCGTAAACGCAATCGAGTTATTCGACATACGGCGATGATGTAACGGACGCGCATTCGGGTCATTTATCGGCAAGCTTTCTAGCATTCTCACAATATCGCGAAGCCCTAGCGCTCTTACCTTTTCGATAATCTTGCGGTGCTGTTGCTCATTCCATACGCCGTTGATGCCGTACTTTGCGAAAATAGATTCGTAATCATCCGCGTCCATAAGGAATATTTCGGCTGTCCTGCGTACGCCTCCGACAACTACGTTATTGCCGATTAGGTTCCCGATGTCGAGAATGTGGACCGGACGGACTTTCGAGTAAATACCGTCGATAGTTTCCAGCACGTCAAGATTCGGGTCAATTTCGTTTTTTAATACGCGCTCAATTCCTTCGAACATTTCCATTAATGGCTCAGGCCCTGACGCAGTGCCTCCGAATGTATTCAAGCGCTCGCCATTCGGACGGACTGAATCGTAATTTATGATGATTTGCGTATAATCATCGCTACCTTTATCTGTCAATATTGCGAAGAAATAACGTAGTGCCTCGACCCAACCTTCCTTGGAATCTCCAACCACTATTTCGAGCGTTGTATCGCTAATTTCGCGAGTCTCTGTATGCTCAATGCGCTCATGCTTAGCGACCGGGTCGTATGACTCGTTATACAACGTAAAGTTCGTTCGTATTGGCGCAAGCTCTGCCGCAAACTCCTTCGTACATTTGAATCCGACGCCGGTACCTACTAGCAACAAATAAAACAAGTCGCCTAGGTCGCTCCAACTCCGGATATTTACGAAGCTACAGTTAAAATTTGCGAGTGGATATTTTTCCGCAACGCCCCCATCAGCTCCGCCCACCCAAAGTGTGCGACCCGACAAGAATTGGCGAAGGTTAAACATGCTATCGAACAACGCTTCGGCTTCTTTGCGAAAAGCATCGTAATCGACCGCATAGCCGATTTTCTCCATATGCTTGACGCCAAGCCCTACGTTATAGTCTGTCGCGCGTCTTACCGTTTCCTTCCACGTTTCACGTCGTCCCTTTTGCGGTAAGAAACGCGAATATGTGCGATAGTAGACGAAGGTGCCTAGCGCGTTCATGTGCGATGGAAAGTCCGGGTATTTATCGATAAAGTCGTCCGTTAATAGCTTCGTAGTCATTCGTCAGCCTCCAAGTCTTTTAATATTTCCTTTATCTCCGCGATACTTTTAACGACCTGTTCGCGTCTATTGTAGTGTTCCGTTAGTTTGTCGCGTTCCTTACGGAGAAAATAGTCGATGTCTTTTAGCTCCGCTTCGTTGTGCTCGAGTAGCTTGCGGTATGCTGGCGCTAGATTAGACATACGGTAATAGCACCCAGCCAATAAATAGATAGATTAATAAAGCAACGCCATACACCGTCGAATGAAATATTATTTTATTTAACGGAAGATCGTCCGCGTCATCAAAAGTTCTTTTAGAACGGAGTACGTTTACTGTAAATATCAGGACAAACGACTGCATAAGTGTTATCGTCGTTACTCCGAAGATTTGCGACGGGTACCAGTTATATAACTTCATAACTACGAACGCTTTAAATAACGATAGTATTATCGTCACTACAATACTTACTAAATACTTCATTATTCTGCCTCCTTATTTTCCGCCACCGAACGCGTCGAGGATTTCTTTAATTGCGTAGTATTCCGGATTAATTAGTGTGAGGATACCGCTATATATACAGAGAGTTCCAAACAGCGCCGTTAATAATAAGAAAGGAACTATTATCATGTGAGCAAATCCGTCAGTTCTATCTATAAGCTCATATACTTTTGCGTAAATATTCGAAGGAACTTCCGCTTTTAGATAGCCGTCGCCAACCGTCTTGTATTTAGGATTTAGGTAAGCTCCAATAACAAGCGTTAGTGTAACAATGAAAAGTATTAACATAAGGACGCCGACTATAGTTTCAGCCACTCCTTCTGTAAATTTCTGCTGCACCATAAGACCGTAAACATGCTCGGCAGCTACGCCAAGATTCGCAGCAATCGCGTCAATGTATTCCGTTGCTTTTGAGAAAATTTCCTCTTTCATCATTCCGCCCCCTTAATAATTCCGTTTTTAATTAGATACGCAAGTCCTATCGCAGCAGCATCGCTAGCATCGTTACTCTTAAACTTGTAATCTTCCGTAAGCCCCAGCAAGCGTCGAACGCCCGCCTCAACTTCGTCCTTTGTTGCCGTACCTTTTCCGCCAACTATTCGCTTGACTTCCGTCGGCGTTATCTCGCCATCGACTGCGTATCCGTATTTGCCTAACGCGCTATCAATCATCGACCAGCTACCGAATACGAGCTGTGTGGCGCGCTTGCTTCCGCCCTTCGTGAAATGTTCGCGAATCGTCAGGTCGAATGGTCCGTGTTCGTGAATCGCCTTAACTGCGAAAGCTTCAACGTAGGCATATCGTTCCGAATCGCTATTGTCCGTGCTAGTTTTTATGGAATCGGCGATGATTAGCGAAGGCGCTCCGCCTTTTACTTCGAGGACGGCTACGCCTGGACTTGCGCTAATGTCGAACGCTAGGATTCTCATTCGTACACCTCTTTGTATGTGTACGCCTCAACGTCTGAACGGCTAATAGCAAATACGCAATCTCCGTCGTAACAGTATACTTCCAAGAAATTAGCTTCGTTGGTATCGTTTAATCCTTCGCGAATTTTCGTAAGTCCGCTTTTGTCCACTTTAGCGAAATGTGAGCCATCGCCCACAAAAAGTTTTATTTCGTACATCATTTCGCCTCCCTTGCATCCTTGATAAACTCGAATGCTTCGTAATATTGTTGCTTCTTCCATGCAGGTAAATTTGATCGCTGTGCTCGTCTAACTTGTGCTTTCAATATCTCGAATTCCTCATCCGTAAAATCTTTGGCGATTACCGTCTTATAGTCGTTATATTTCCATCCGTCAAGGTCAATCGCCGGCGGCGTTTTAGTTCGCCATGCCTTCGTCACTCTTGCGAATTTATCTAGCAAAGAGATACGCGCCTCTCTCGGTATAAATCTTCCGTAAATTTTATTGCGACTAAACTCGTACTCCCAATCCGCGCCGTAAGTCAGATGATATAAAACCAGCGTATAGTCCAAGTCATACATTTCGTTGTACACATGCGTTTGCAATTCGTGATCCCTCTTCGGCTCTGCTTGCTCCTTAAAATCCGTATAACTTTTCTGAAACGATTTAACCTCAAGTCCTACGCGTAATATTTCGCCATCGTCCGTAATGTACTCAAGGATCCCGTCAGGCAATCCGTTTAAGCCGAACTTCTCACCGTTATGTTCAACTTCGTGAATCTTCTTCACGAAATGTTCAAACGCTGGCTCATTACGTTTAGTTCGCTCGAACTTAAACCGCGGCTTCTTGCCGGTCAGTTTTTCGAAATGTCGCTCGGCAAGCATTATCTCGCGCTGAATGTAGCCACCAACTTGCGATCCAAGTCCAGTCCAATCTCGTTGATTACGGTTGGGCGGACGACCTTCTTCGGCTTTCCTTCCGTAAACAGCCTTCGAATAGAGTTGTCGCTCATCTTTACCGGCAGAACTTGGCGCGAATGTAGGTCGAGGTGTTCCGTCCGGTGCCGTTTTCCAATTGAAGTAACCCCATTTCGATTGCTCGCGTAAAACTCTCGCGTATTGTTCATAAAATTCAGCGTCCATCGCGTCATCGTACGGTTGAGGATATCGGTGAAATTCGTCCATATATTCCGCAAAATCTTGCGCTATTTGTTCGGCTAGTTGTTGACTCAATTATTCGTCCTCCCCTTCGTACCAATCATCTTCGCTAACTTTTCCTAGCCATCTTTCAGGATTTAACTCGACGTCACAACGTACAGGAACAATCAATTTAACGGCCTTTTCCATAGTCTCCTTGATAAGAGTCAAATTTTCGCGACTAATATCTTTCGGACAATCGAAAAGTAATTCGTCATGAACCTGTAGTAGAATGTGCGTATCTAGTGACGAGAGCACTGGTTGCAAGTCGACGACTGCTTTTTTTAGAATCGTTCCTGCGCTCTCTTGTATCGGAAAGTTGCCTGCTTGTCTGTCGGCGCGAAAATGATGGTATCTATCTTTCGATTTGTAGTCCGTGTGAAGTCGGCGCTTCCTACCGAAAATGCCGGTCACATATCCTTGCTTGCGGGCTATGCGTTTCTGTTCGTCCATATAGCGCTCTATGCCCGGATATCCTTTGAAGTAATTATCGATGATGATTTGCGCTTCTTTCTTCGTAATTTCAAGCGTGTTCGAAAGCCCGCCGGCACTCATCCCATATACAATTCCGAAGTTAACTACCTTCGCCTGCTTACGCAGCTTCTGTTGCTCGGAGCCATCCGTGTCTTTGGCTGCTTCTATATCCTCGTAAGTGTATTTTCCTGCACTGATCATCGCCGCTGTTGTCGAGTGAATATCACGATTTTCGAAAAACGCTTTAATGAGTTCCTTTTCGTTAGCCATATGCGCCAAAACCCTTAGTTCAATTTGCGAATAGTCGATAGAAACTAAGATACGGTCATTGTCCGTTGCTAAAAATAACTGCCTCACTTCGGGACGTTTTGCCGGTATCTGCTGCGTGTTTGGATCCTTGCAAGTAAATCGGCCAGTCGCTGCTCCCCACGTATTGTGCCAAGGGTGAATCTTACCGTCGCTCTTTACTTCGTGAGGGAGTTTTTGCGTAAATGATTCTCGAAGCTTTCCTAACCCGCGATTCTCAAGTAACAACGGTATTACTGGATGACTGTTTTTAATACGCTTCAATACCTTTGCAGCCGTCGACCCTTTCGCTAAGTCAGGCACCTCCAACTCGACGAACAGCTTCTTCTTTAATTGCGTCGGACTATTCAAGTTGATTTCTGCGCCGAGATATCTGTGTATCTTGCTCATTAATTCCGCCTGCTCAGTAGCAAATTGTGCGTCCAGCTTTGCCGCTGCTTCCGAATCAAATCGAATACCTCGCACGTCGGACTTTATAAACTGTCGGCATACCGGCATTTCTATCTCGTAAAATAGCTGTTTGATTTCTTGCAGGTCAGGACGCTTGTCATACCACTTGGATATCCAATCGAATAATGCAAGCGTTTTTTCCGTATCTCCTGCCGCGTAAGGTAATGCAACTTCAAGTGAAATCGTATTAAACGCTGTTTTCGGAAATAACTCGTCGAAATTGTCGCTCGGCTGCTTTAACCAATCTGTGAGTAAGTTTTTCAACCGGTGATCGCGGTTCTCGTCCATCGACATCGCCATGATTCTCGTATCTGCATATAGTGCGTCCGTTAGATTTAAGCCGTATTTTACTTCGAACCACTTACAGTCGAACGGCGCATTATGCATAACGATTTTTGTAGTCATCAAAGGGACGGCAACTATACCGAGAATATCGTTTATGTCGCACTGATTTAACGCTGTCTTTTCCGTATGATTTAACGGTACATACCAACTTGCTTCTCGAGTTGAGACGGAGAATCCCGCAACGTTGCCGCGCCACGGGTCTAGTGCTCCGCCTTTCTCTCCAAAAGTTTCGCAGTCAAATGCGATGATATCTGCGGCATTTATAGCGTCAGCCATCTGCTGTAATTTATCGATTGAATCGACCAGCGTATAGTGTGAAGGAGTATTCGCCACAAGCTCCTTTAGTTTTGATTCGCGCCGCTCTTCCGCAAGTTGCTTATGCATCCGCAAAGCTTCCGCCTTGCTGAAACGCTTGGCAACTAGCGAAGGATTTCTGCCTAACAAACCCTTCGCCATTGCCGCCTTGACTTCGAACAACTTCGCCTGATCAGCGTCGCTATTCTTCATCGCCAGTATTCGCACCCACGCCTCGTCAATCGTCTCAGTCGCCGCAACTTTCCGCTTTGAGACGGTCTGTACCGCCTTGACCGACTCGCTCGGATCAGCTTGCGCAATGTTCAGCCGTAGTTTTGGCGCCATGAATATCGCCTCCTTTAAATCAATACTTTCCGCACGTTCAGTTTCCGATAGAAATCGAATACGACTGATTCGCCCTCACCGACCGCCCACTCTCGCCAGCATTGCGCGTCACAAAACGTTAGGTCAGCGTGGTCGTCATCGAGGTGAAGCTTGCCGGGCCGGATTGGCGAGGAACATTTCGCACATTTATTCACGGTCAAAACGGCTTTCTACTGGCGTGACTAACACGACTTTATCTAAATCAACCCTTCGAGATTCAAACGAAACTTTACCTGTGATTATTTCATCTGCGGCTAACACGGTAAACTCTGCGGCACCATTTTCGCTATGAACGATATCGCCTTTCTTGAACTCACTAGGCTTGCGTCCAATGCTCGCCCATTTTGCTTCGATTTCAGCTTGCTCAGTTTGACGCTTGGCTTCCGCAACTTCTTCGTCGGTTGCGCGGACTAGTTCTGATGCGTTAAAAAGGGTAGAGCCGCTTTCATCTCCAGGCTTTGTACACTTGAAATCGTAACAGCCACCGGTATTATCATGCAATTTAACTATGTCGCCTGCTCCAGCGTATCCATCATGACTGACATGTGGGGCAACCTTCGCGTAGTCGCCAACCTTTAACGGCTCGCTTTTCGCAACTGGTTCGTAAACTTTGACGTTATCCTGCGTGCGGTCGTACATCTCGTTGTAAAGTCTGTAATGCTTACCGTTGTTTCCGTACGCAGTTACTTTTACGTCATCAAACTCGTCAGCCACCTCATACATTTTACCTTCTTCGAAATACGGGCTTCCTCCGCCTTTAGGAATAATCACGACATCGCCCGGTTGTGCTTTACGGTCAACTAGCGTATACTCTGCGCCATTGTGATTAATGATTTCCGCAGTCTTCTCCTCGCCTTCAAGCGATGCAACTTTCGTTTCTAGTACGGATACGCGTTCGTCTAGGGTTGGCGCGGCCTGTTTGCGGAATAGTTCGTAAGATCCGTCATAATAATTACTATCGTACTCATTTCTATCGTCTGAAATACGAGGATTAATGTCCGACAACGCTTCACAAGTGTAAAACATACCCTCTGTCGAGTGAACCCACGAATCATCCGTAATTAATACTAAGTCACCAACCTCCGCAACTCCATTTACGTCAACCTTCGCGTAAACCTCTCCGCCATACTCAACCTTCGTAATTTCACCGTTTACCATATCGATAGTTTTAACGCCTTCTAATTTCGCCATTTATCGTTTCCTCCTTCGTTTAATAGGAATACTGCCGCAGCCGTCAACGTAAGCGATGCGACAATGTAAAAGCCACGTACCATTAATCCGATTGACACTAGCGCCAGCAATATCGTCAGCCCTGCGAAGAATAGGCGGGCCATCATGCGCTTGTTGCCTCGAATACCCCGCGATCCAATGCGATTGACAATTCGACCCAACGTTGACTAGCGCGCGCTTCCGTTGCCCAATATTCTTGCAGGCCGCGGTTCTCCAAGAGCCATACGCGAGGCATTTCGCCGTTCTCTCCCAAGACGCCAATGATATAATCCGCGTCGGACTGAGAATACGCTTTGCCTTGACCGTTTCTAGCGTAAATCACCAGCTCACCTCGTCGGTCATCGCGTTTACGAATCGTTTTTACCTGGAATGTTTTCCAGTCTCCAGTCAATGGGTCGCGTGCGCTGACATCGAAAGATTCTTCTGTTTCGGATGTGCTAACGGCAGACCACCCGTTGGCGAGTAGCGCTGCCCTAGCGATTAATTCCGAATATTTACCTACTGATTCGGTTGTATATGCCATCTATTCCGCCCCCTTTAAAATGGTAAGTCTTCCTCGTCGCCGATGTTCGCCGTGTCTGCTGCCGATTCGCTTCCGCCAATGCTCAAGCCGATAAGCGTAATGTCAAAGCCTGCCGCGACAAGGTTTTCGATTTGCTGCTTTTCGTCAGCTTCGAATAGAAGTCCGTCGAACAACGTCATATCGAACTCTTTGCCGTCAACCTTTTCAAAATTAGCTCGCTCTGCGTCAGTTAAATCTTCGTCCATATCGATAACTGGCGATAGGCTTACGACGGTCGAAGTACTGCTGCCCGCTTTCGTTAACTCAAACGCCAACTTGCCGAGTTTCTTTTCGTACTTCTTGATGACTGCCGCAACGCCTTGCGCCTGTTTACGGCTCAGGTCGACGATGATCGGCTCGCCTGTCGCAAGGTCAATGAATCCTAGCGCAAATCTTTCCTTCGCACGATACTTACCAGCTTCCGCCTTGTACTCATCAACTTTCGTTTGATTACCCGCATCCTCCGCTTTCTTTTTAAGGTCAGCGTAGTATTTTGACGCGAGGTCCCACGGCGTGAAGTTTGATTCCGCAAAGCCTCTAGCATTCTTGACCGAAGGATTTTTCGCTACGAAAGAATTAACTTTCTTAAAGATTCCGTAACTGTAAAACTTGATGAGGTCAGCCGTCCCTAACGCGCGAACCTTGTAGGTAGTGCCCGACTTAAAACTTGCGAATTCCGCGCTACTGTTGCCACCTCCGTCGTTTGTTGCGTTAAGTGCGTTTAGAGCGTCAGCTCCGGATACAAATTGACTCATTCATTTTCCTCCTTGCTTTCGCAAATATTTTCGAACACCGGATTGATTCCCGCGCCCGCTACAACACCCAGCCTGCCTAGAGCTTCCGTAATTCGAAAGCGACTCGATGCTGTAGCCGACGAAGGTTGCCCGCCTGACAGCTAATGAAAGCCTATCGCCAGTCGACCCAGCCAGCCGAGCCATAACGGTTCCGAACGCAGTCCCTTGTCGGCACAAGTGGCGATATTTCCTTCGCCTATGACTGCGACCGCCTACGCCCGCCGTTAAATACCGAATAGTAACGGAAACTGTACCAGCGCTCGGCGGGTCGTATGACCGTTTTAGCACAGCGACCATCTTACTTAACCGCTACCTCGATATTCACCGGCGGACGCAAGCGCTTGCCGACACATTACTTCGCTTTAGTTGCGTCATACGCCGTTCCATAAAACGCAATATACTTCGCAATCATTTGCTTACGCTTGATATCCGCCAGGCTAACGACTTTCGCGCTCATTCTTCGCCACTCGCTTGCCATACGGCGTTTACAATTCCGATAATTAAGATTCCGCCAACTACCCAAACTAGCTCCGTCATAAATATGCAGCCGCCCCTTCTTTAATCGCGTTAAATGATTTCGTTGCTTCGTCTAACTCGAATTGTATGCGTCCTGCCTTCGTTTCGACTTCCGATATCTTTTCCACCAAGTTAGTTCGAACCTTTGGCGATTTAGCTTTCGCGAAGTTCAGTCGCAGCGTTGCAAGTTCGAGATTAAACTCGGCAAGCTCGATTGACAGCGTTCGTTCCTTGCGTTTAAATTCGCGTTCCGATTTCGCGAACTTGCGCTTAATCAGTTGCGATATTTCATCGATATAAGGAAGCGTTGGCTGCGGTGTGATAGCTTCTTCCGGAAATTTATAAACCGTAATAATATGGTTGTCTTCTACGAAAATACGGGTTCGCGACTTGTGATGATCGTATATTTTTCGGACGCTGCCTTGGTCCTGCGTTTCCCCTTGATAGAAAGCCGTCTGCATTAGCTGGTTTAAGTGATGCGCTGCGTTCTTGCGTGAAATGCCCAAACGTTCATACGCTCGTTCGATTGCGTGCTTTGTGACGATATAATTTCTCATCCGAGACGCACCGCCTTTATGCTCGGCAACAGGTCCGACATTGATTCCGTGGTGTCTGCGTCATAGTTGCGAACACCATCGTGCTTAATTCGTTCAATTTTTCGTTCGAACGAGGTTTTATTTTCCTCCGTTTGGGCATACTCATTAATAAAGTGATTAGAGAACATCTTGACCGACCTCCACTTGCGAAATTTGTCGAACTGGTGTAGAATTACTTTTGTGTAAAGACACTATACGTAAAAGCGTATAATGCCTTATAATGTAAATAACGGAATGAGACGTAATGCCTATTCGCCTCACTCCGCTAATTTTAAAGCGCAACAAGGTAATCGGAGTAATCTCCGTATTTCTTTGAATCGAATTTGCCCGCCAGGCGTTCGAACTTGTGCGAAACTGTCCGTTTATCTATACCGAGTCTTTCTGCTACAAATTTTTGTAGTGATATCGGCCTGCCAGCCGATTTGTTTGACTCGTAGGTAAGTGCGATGCTGACTAATGCCGTAGTCTCGTCGCAGCTATCGGATAAGAAAGAGTCGATCAGCTCTAACTGGTCGGCTTTTTTCTTTGAAAATATTTCATCCTCTAAATTTAATTCGCTGGGAATTAAAGATATTTCATCATCCAATTCACCATCAAGGTAATTCGGGTTGTACGTTTCAAGCTTACGCTTCCGCTTTGATTTCCTATAAATGTCAGTACGCCGACGCTTCCAGAGTAACTTGAAATAACAAGGCTTTCCTGGTCGATTTACAAAATCAATCGAGCCATCATAATTATTAACTGCATTTAGTATAGTAAAATTAAACTCCGATATAACATCATTAACATCTGTCTTTAATTGATCAGCGTGGTATTGAAAGTAAGGTTTGCCGTCCTTACTACCAGCCACTGTTGAATAAATGACTCTATAAATCTCTTCAAATGATGAGTCAGTTCGTTCTTCACGATATTCCATTATTAAGTTTTTTATACTTTTCACGTGTAATTTTCCCCTTTCATTGTTTACAATAGGTGATACGTTCAACTTTTAATATCGAACATAAAAATAAAATAAATATATATATATATATATTTTGCTTTTCGATATACTAATAATAACCAATAATAGTAATTTTTTATGTATTATTTACTATTCTTACAAATGAAAAAATGTTCAATCATCTGAACATGAAGCGAAAAAAAAGAACACTGGGATCATTAGTGTTCTTTCTTACAATTAGTATTTAGTCACCCCCGATTCCACCGCCTCCTGGTGAAGCAACATTTATTGAATCACTTCCCTCGGTTACTGCTGCGGTAGCTTGTCCGGCTAGAAATCCAAATGTTAATGAAGTTACAATTAAAAAGGCTAGTACGATTTTTTTCAATTTTCCATCTCCTTATGCGATATTTATATTGCACATTACAGTCGCAGAGAATATATATCCAGGGAATTTTTCTATCTCTCTTCTCGGTAGTTCAGCGAAAAATCTATCTCCTTTTTCTATAAAACTTGCTAATGATTGAAGTAATAAATGTGGATCTTCTTTGGCTATTCCAAGGTAACATAATGCAAATGGATTTGTGCTGTGTTCTTCACGATCGTAAAAAATCTCATTAACTTTCTCATACTCCCCGATTCTCGCGTAATAATGCATTTTTTCTAGGTTATCGCACGTTTCGTTTTCCGAAGAGGCTTGACCCCACAAAGTATTGACGAAAAAGATATCCAATACCGTAACCTCATTAATTAAGTCATTCCTCTCTTGTTGCTCAAGTAGCTTTTTATATGTCTCGAAGTACCTAAGACTTAATTCTCGGTTTTCGAAAACGTACGATGTTCCTAATAAGTGATACGTGTGTGCGGTGAATTTTGAGCATAAAAATTTTGAATTAATTACATTATTTGCGTAAAAACGAGCTTTTTTTACATCCCCTCTTTGATACAGATATCCTCTTGCGAAAATCTCCGATAGTCTGGCGCTGTAACATTCCTTAATGTAGACGTTTTTTATTTTATCTATTTCTTTTTCTACTTCCTTTGCAATTTTAAACATAAAAGAGTACTCGCCCATCCTGTACAGGATATTTGACTTAAGAAGTAACGAAAAAACTCTTGTAGTGTGGTTTTTTGGCTTATACCTTTCTACCGTTTGAAGGATGGATTCTAAAGGTTTAGATTTTTTTTGGAAACTTAATGCAATACCATAAATCTCCGCCCAATCTTTGTTCTCTCTTGAAACGTTTTTTTGTAAGTCAATCATATTTTGAAGCAGTTGGAAGTTTCTTGTTGTTGAGGCGTATTCCATGAGGTGTCTACAATTTTGTCTATTCTCTGTCCTTACCATTTCCATTGCTACAATTTCAATTAATTCATCTTCCCTTTCGGGGGCTAAGAACCTTATTGCAGATAAATAAAATCTAAAAGACAAATCAGAAGTATCATAATTAAACCATTTAGATATTGATGAGTCATCATAATTTATCGCACCTGCTAATTCTATATTAGTAACATCCTTGTCCGGTCTCTCCATCAATGTTCGGAATAACTTACGTAACATGTTATATCTACTCCTTAATTATATTTTAATTGATTATGGCTGACAAAGAATGTAATATTTAATATGATTATACATATAATGTTCATATATGTGAACATTTATTTTAAAAATAGGAAAAAAGAGGTGAAAAAAGTGATTAGTTACGCTCCCTTGTTTAAGACCTTAGAGGAAAAAGAAATCGTCATAAGTAGTTTGCGTTCTAGAGGTATTCACCCAACAACAATTGCGAAGATTAACAAAAATGATTCTGTTTCATTACTTAAGATAGAAGAAATTTGCATAATACTTAACGTTCCAATCGAAAAAGTAGTTGAAATAAAGTTAGAAAGTGCCGATAAATATAATAAATAATTACATAATGAGGTGAGCCACTACGAAACAAGTCGGAAGGTGCTTACTTCGGGACCGACGCCTTGAGCAAGGACTTACGCAGCAACAACTGTCTGAGCGAACGGGAGTCTATGTAAAAACGATTAGTGACTATGAAAACGGTCGCTTCATTTTAAAAGTACCAACCGCAAAGGCCCTCGCCGATTCTCTCGGTTGCCGTATCGAGGACCTATACGAATGGTTGCCCGAAGATAAGTCGTCACGCAACGGGTAAGCGCGTTACTTACCCAGCGAAGAACTCCGTAGTTTCACGTACAACTCCCGTACACTTTCCGACAATCGAACGCTTTCACGCAACGATTCCTCTCCGTATTTCACCAACGCCTCATTCGCATCCTTAAGGCTTCCGCCGTTACTTTCTCTCGCATCGATATACGCATTTCTCAGCCGTACACGCCCGCGCATTGACTTCTCGATCTCAGCCCGCAACTTTTCGCCAGCCTTGTCGTTATCAGTAGCGATAATTAATTCTTCGACAGCCGACCGTTTGATTTCGTCCGCCTTCCACTCGTTAAAACTTGCACCGCCAGTTGCAATCGCTGAGTAGCCTGCCTGTCGCCAGCTCATCGCGTCAATTTCTGCTTCACATATTACCGTTTGAGCTGTCGCCAATTCCAGCCCGTAAACTAGTTCGCGAATAGGAACCGCGCCCCGTTCGTACCAAAACACTTTACCGCGTGTTTTCCGATACTTAACATTCGCCAGCTCGCCGTTTGGCAGACGCCAGGGTATTACGACTGCCTGACTCTTCGCATCATATAGCACGCCTGCCTGCCGCTGTATTTCTGCGCTAATGCCCCGCGATTCGAGATACGAATAATCCTGCCGATAATCTGCCAACAAGCCGTCTTTCAACGGCTGCCTAACCCACTGAACCTTTAGTCGTATCGGCTTGAGTTTTATATCGGTCGAATCGGTCGTAAATCCATACGACGCAAGCAAATATTCTTCGACTTCCTCATACGTTTCGTGACGCAAGAATGCGAGTAGCTTGACGATGTTACCGCTGGACCATTCGTCGTCGTACGAGCCGCTGTCCGACCATGTGCCCGCTGGATAGTCGCCATAGTCCTCGAGTCGCACGAAGAAGCTCGGCGATTTATCATAGCGAAACGGGCTTGCTGCGATTAGCTTGTCGTTGGACCAGGTCGGTCGCGTCCAGTCGAACTTCTCAAGCTCGCCGCGAATATCGATGTGTAACGATTGTCCGCGAATAATGAAAGTCATGCCGTTCGTCCTCCTTCGTTTTACCTAAAATTATACAATATCGTAGTAATTTTCGTAATAGTCCAAAATTTAACAAATGCGCGCTAGAAATCGAAATGCTTTGCGGCCGCCTCTCCGCTGTCCATTTCGCGAACAATTCCGTAGTTAGGCAAATAAAGCACGCTCACTTTAGTTCCTTCGCCACCGTTACGTCCTTTGCCGATTTCGATAATACCTTCACCGTCCAGCGAATCAATGCCGAAAGTGTTTGTCGCGTCCTCAAGGACTGCTTTCGTTTTCTTTATTTCTGACCGTTTGGGCGCACGCAACTCACGATTTCCGTCCTCGTCTGTCTCATCGCGAACCTCTTCCGCCTGCGTAATAATATGCATGGTCACGCCAGTTTGACCCGCAAGTCTACGCAGCTTTTTCGAAGTATTAGCGACGTCGCCGCCGGCAGTCTTGCTCGTATTTGCTTCATAGTCCATCAAATAAATTGGATCGACGAGCACAACGTCAGCCTTTGTCGCATGTATATCCGCTTCAAGCTGGCTGATACCTCGTTTATAAAAGTCGACGTCATCTGCTGCACGAAGGGTAATGTTGCCCGCCAGGTGTTCCCCTTCCGCCATTTGCATCAGAAATACTTCGAGTCCTGCTTCGAACTCATCCGATAACTTTCCGGTTATCAGTTGCTTATTCTCGAAGCCGACTTCGTAATCAGTCCCGTCAATCATATCAACCGCAATGCCAGCGCGAGCACTAATCGACGAGTATGCGCGTGCCATCCATTCGAATCGCGACATTTCCATCGCCCATACAAGCACGTTCGCACCTTGCGCAGCAGCTTCTACTATCTCTTCCATCGTAAAAATGGATTTACCGCGACCTGACCGCCCGTACCACGTGAACATGTTTCCGCTTAAATAGCCGCCAATCTGTTCGTTAATGCTCGGAAACTTCGAACGCCATATCTTAAATGACTCGCCAGCCTTGCGTTTCCGATATTCATCGAGGAAGGAACTACCGTCAGATTTGACGTCCGTTCCCACCTTAGATAGAACATTTGTTCCTATTATAGCCTGTTCTGTTTTTTCACGCAATAGTTTTAAGACTTCGGCACCGTCGGAATTTTCTTTTATAGTCCGTTCTAACCAGCCGGGTTTATTCTTCTCGCTTTCTTCGCGTGTTCCGTTAATTAGATCGGTCAGCCACGTTAAAGCAGTGTGACCTTTTATTTCCCGTACTAAAAATTCGTAACTGTCTCCGATTTGTGGCGCATACCATCTTGCAAAGTCCGGTATCTTTGCCGCAACAACTTCCGAGCCAGGCGATTGACCGCGATTCTGCTCGGCATAGTCACGGACAAATCGGAAGACTTCTCGCTCGCCGTCAGACGGAAAGTCGCGTTCAGTGATGCCGTAGCGAGTGAGTGCTGCCGGATCGTTGCCGTCGATGACTTTCGATAATAAAAATGTTCCGTATTGCAAAAGCGTTCGCCTCCCTTAATTAACAATTTCTATCTTTTGTTTCTCAAATATCCTGTAGTTCAAGCATCCTGTCCCTTGTCTGTTTTATAAATGTCTTCCATTCTTCACACATAGATCCACCGTTTTCAAATAAATCATTTAAGCAATAACCTGCAAACAGTTGCAATTCAGCATGGGATATTTCGTACTTTTTTAACCGTTCAATTTCTTTTTGCTCTTTTTCAGCTAAATCGATTAAATATGGAACAAATTTTGTGCTGCCAGAGTTCCACTCCTCTTTACACTCAGCTAAGTCATCTTTCCATTCATCTAAATCTTTAATTCTCTCCTCCAAATTAACTCCTCCTACCTTGTATTTATTAATAAATATAATTGTCTGACTTTTCATATTTCGACATTTTTTCTATATTCATTGTGTTAATATCCTAACAAATACATACAAATGGGGGTGAAAAAATGAAAAAATGGATTGCTACAGCATTTTTAACTTCTGCACTTATTTTAGGTATGTCCTCACTTGCACATGCTGATAAAAAAGTTGAAGTAATAAAAGCTGCCCATTATGAGAATAAATAATCGACCTGAATATCCTTTGCCTAACCAGTTTGCTTTTGAGCCTCTATGGCTCTTTTTTTCGCTACAAAATTTACACAATGAGTTTCCTTCAAGGAAAATGTTCTATCATTAAGTTCACTTATTTGCTTTGGTCTTTTCTTCAATCCTGCGTGCTTCAGCTCGTAATTGCATTGCTTTTGTTCGGAGTCTTCCTACCCTATCATACTCACCCTTCAAAGCAGCTTGCTTTGATCGAGACTCCCAAAGACCAGCCCTATCGTGCAGTTTGCTCACTTTTTTGCTCACCGACTTATTCACCTCTTTGCTAGGAAACATTTTGCTTTTCGTGTTTATCAGCCCTCGTTTAATTCAAATGTAATGATTCCCCAAAGTCCGGCATCCTGATACCATTCAAAACTGCTTTGAAATGCTCGTTTATATCCTTGTTTATCAAGCTCGTTCATTCGATCAGCTAATTCAGAAGGTGTAAGACCAGAAACATTTAAAACAATGAACTTTTCCATGTTAGATCCTCCCTAGTAATCGTTATTACTCTTGTGTTTCGCTAACCTTCCGCAACTCCGCGTCAATCTCCGCTATCCTCTCGCCAGCATCCAGCGCATCACTCGCCGCATACCATCTGCGCATGTCCAGCAAGTTATCGATTTGCGCCGCCTGCTCCTTCGCTTTCCTCTTGCGATCAGCCACTTCCTTTGCGCTAATCTCACGCGCAGTCGGCTTCGGTAGCTCTTTCGGCTTGCGTCCGCCATTTCCGAAATCTCCAAACATATAGAACATCGATAATCCCTCCGTTTCAATTAGTTGTGGCGGATTGGCTCGCAGATATTCGTCCGCCTGCCCTGCGTCTGCAACTAGCGTCAAATCAACCTCATCTGCGATAAGGAATTCGCCATTATCGACGGAAGTCACTTCGTAATACAAATCGGCAAACTCGACTTCGGGCGAATAGTAGTAGCTGTCCGTATATGCGTCGATTTGAAAGATGCGCTGACCGTAGCCCGCAACTGTGACTAGGTCGCCGAAATAGAAGTCCGGCTTATTCATTGACTGGCTCCTTGTCGTCGTTATACGTTATTATAAATTCCGTTGTATCGTCGTTTACCGGACAATCCAAGCATTGCAATAAACCTGAATAGTCTCCGTCATATATATAGTAAGTTTCGCTTCCGCACCTAGGGCAGTATTCCCAATAATGAACGTCCTTTGCCTTGAATGTGTAAAAGTATTTTCGTTTCATCTTCGCAACCCCCTTTTCGACTCTCCCACAAACGTCTGCACTCCGCACTGTTCGTTTATCCTATCCGGCAACCTCTCTTCGCCAAACACGTCGACCAAATCGTACGGCTCCGTATCTCCTTCGACCCGTTTTCCCGTATAAAATATCGGCAAATTCGACGTATAGACTGTCGGCATCTGATTCGTCACGCGATGATTGACGACCGCATGAAGGTCCGAGCGAAATCCATCCGTGCTCCCTCGTACGCCTAAATCGTCCAGTACCGCAAATGGCGCATGCTTGGCTCGTTCCATAGCGAGGTAATACCGCTTAGATGCCGCCTCTGCAATGACGTCAGGTACGCGCGCACGATTGAATTGGTTGTAGTCCGTCTGCCATTCGTTGACGTCGAGGAAATATGCCGGACGCTGTGCCGGTTGCAGTCCTCGCTGAATTGATCCGAGATAATGGACGGTCAGCCATTCGTTGAGTATCGCAGCCGCCGTCGTCGTCTTGCCCGTGCCTGGGCTTTCGCTTTTTAAATACAGCGACTTGACGCGCTCACCTTCGTTAAATTGACGCTCAAATGTCGCAATATATGCGTATACATTTTTGTATACATTCGTCTGTGACTCGCGCGCTGGCGAATTAGCAACCGTAACCAGGCGATAATCTGCCGGCACGCCTGCCGCTGCTGCTCGACCGCCTGCGCCCGATTTGCCGTGGATAGCAATAAAATGCGGGCATGTCGATTTACATTCGGCTGAGTTAGCGAGCTTGCATTCGGATGATAATAGGCAGCGACTGGCGTGCGAATTATTAGTCAATATGGCGCACCTCCCACTTTTTCATCTGACGTGCAGGCGACGAGTGCAGCAATGCTTCCAGTCACCATAATAACGATAAAAACTGTCGGGCCATACGTTGGATGTATCATAATAGCCAGTCGGCCTAGCCAATAAAATGCAGCAAACGCCATCACTAGCGCGCAAACGATTCCGTTAAAAAATGCCCACGCTATAAAAAAAGTTCTTACCTTATTCAACCCGCCACTCTCCTTCGCGTTCCACTTTAGTCATGCCAACGTTCTTAAATACCGCCGCATGCCCGCCAATCATCTTCGGCTGCAATTCATCCGCCGTATAGCGTCTGCCTATTACGCTTACGACCGCTGGCGCTCCGTTTGCTATTGCGTTCATTGCTTGCGGTAGATTCATTCGCTATCCCCCTTCATAAAAACTAGCCAATGCGTTTTACTTCTGCGATTACCGAATAACGGTTGCTTTCCAATTGCCTTTAAAACGTCGACTAATTTTACTTGATCTTCGTTCCATTTAAATATCAACGTTCCATTCGGCTTCAAAACGCGCATGCATTCGTCAAATCCTTGCTTAATATCGTTTGGCCATGTTTCTATATTCAACTTTCCGTACTTCTTCGCAAGCCATGATTGATCTCCGGCATTGATTAGATGAGGCGGATCAAAAACAACGAGATAAAAAATTTCGTCATCAAAAGGCATATTACGGAAATCAGCAATCACATCTGGTGCAACAATCAATTTACGTCCATCACTCAACGTATCATCAACTTCACGAATATCCATAAAGACCGCATCATCATTTTGCTTATCAAACCAAAACATTCGGCTACCGCAACATGCGTCTAATACCCTTTGTTCCATCCGTTATTCCTCCCATATGGTATCGTTTTCGTCATACAGTTCGAAAATATACTTCGCGTGACGACGACATTCTACGAAAACATTTGCGGATGCATTAGCGTCATAATCACGATCTTTGATTGTTTCAACCGCTTGTTTTAGTACGTAGTTAGCCTCCGCCTCTAACTCCGCCGCTTTTGCTATCCGATGAAATTCCGGCGTGCATGTCGTTAATCCTTTTACGCTAATCATTCCGCCACCTCTATTCCGTCCCACTTCTCGAATGCTTCCGCAGCTTTCTTTTGACTAGCTCTATGTTTCTGTCGCCCTTTATTATCGTTTTCATATCCGATGACCTCGTTTATCGCCATACGGATGTAGTCGTAATTCCATTCTTTTTCGCCGTAGTTCGAACATCCTGTACCTATTTGGTTAAACCTTTCGCGCCCAAACCACCCTTTAGCTTTCGTGTATAATCTGACTTCTACCTTTCCGTAAGCCATACTAGGCCGTATCGACACCAAATACTCGTTACCTTCTACGGAAACAACCGGATACTTTTCGAGGTACTTAAAGCTCATTCTCCGTCAACTCCTTCGCGGGTGTCGTCGATGACCGTAGTTATATCGGTAAGATTATCGTATCTTATAATTCCGTAATCCCTACCGGTACCTACGTCTAAAAATCCGTATAGATTATTCTGTTGTTTTTCGTTAATTACATAGCGATATTCTCCCTGGCCCTTCCACTGTACAACATCACCAACGCGAACCTCAGTCGGGTGTGGCGCGTTCAAGTATTCCGCAGGCACTTCGAGTCCTAGCGCTCGTCGCAGTGCGATTGCCTTGCCGATATGAGCGTTGAAGCAGTCGGACGGCGCGCATTTGGCGATACCGCGATGCTGTACTTTTTCGGTAAATGCCCCTCGTAATAAAGCGACAACTGTACGTTTTTCTTTATTGACAACAAACTCTTCGCGGCATACTCTATACGCATATTTACCGCCGTTTAACTCCGCCACATCCTTCTTCGCCTGCTCAACGATTGCGTCGCGATACTCTTGCGGAGTGATTGGCGTGAGTTTGGCTCTTGCTTTCGCGACATTCCCTCTCATTCTTGCGACTATTTCTAGACTAGATTTCGTGCCTACTCCCGCTATACACTCAAGCAACTGAAAATCAACGTTATTCTCTAACGGTCCTGCCTCGCACTCAAATCCGCAACTACGTAATTTCTCAACGATTTCTTTTAATGATTTCACTTTGCTCATTCCGATTCCTCCTCCGTTTTATTAAAGCCAATCCGTCAAATCTTCCTCGCTGACGTCCGCCTGCTGCCCTTTCCTTCGTGCCTCTTGCGCCTTTTCTCGTTTACCTTCCGCCAGCACTCTCGGCAATACTCGCGCCTTCTGCCACGTAAACATAAACGCAAAGTTTAAGCCGGGATATTCGCGCGTGGGCTTGTATTCCGCAAAGCATGCGTCGATGAATTGCCGCAGGACTGCCGGACCGTGTTCCGCAAGCATCTGCTTCATGTTGCGTCCTTCCATGCCGTAATTACGAGCGACATAATCGATGCCATAACGTTCGACATGCGCATCCTTCAAATACTGCTGAAATGTAGCGACCAGCCAGTCGTCAATCGGGCGATTGCGCCAGTCCTTCGGTTTAGGCTTCGGTGCTGCCATTTACTAGCGCCTCCTTAACTTCTTGGATAACTCACCCATGACCTCGGTAAGTGTTGCCGATAAATATTCGCGCTCAAGTTTTTCCGAATATACGTCCGCTTTCTTTAATTCTTCGATTAGTTTAGAATGCATTATTTGTAGGCGCTCAACTTCCGCAATCAACTCGAAAACATCCCGCGTCATATCCGGCGTAACTGTATAGCTGTAAAACTCTTCGCCAGTTTTATTAAAGCGTCGGACTGACTCGTCAATCCTGTTCCATTTTCGCTTGATTTCGTCGTGTTTAATTTCGATCATTCGAAATCGCCCCCATTTGCCGAATAGTCTTGACGTAACCCTCGACTTCTTCATCAGTAAGCGTTCCGAAAGCATCTTCTAACGCGTTGATTAAATCTTCGTTTTCTTTGCGTTCGATTTCGTCTGCATACCGATTCTTATTTCGTTCACACTCTTCGAATGATGTTTCGAGTATTTTATTTTCCGCCTGCAACTCCGCAATCGCGTCAAGCAAGGCTGGGATGTCATCGAGTGAATCCGATATAGGTGAGCCAGGCCAATCTTGTTCCTGCGCATAAATAAAGCGTTGCCTGATTTCCGCCAATTGTTCGTTGGTTAATTTCCGCATCTATATTAAACCTCCTCGTCTTCTTTCCCATTTAGCATAAATCCGAAGTCATTATCGCGCAACATTCCGTAAAGCACCTTCGCAGTTCGATTGATTAAATCCTCGTCTTGTTCCGCATAGCCCGCCTCGTAAAATATACCGTGCATTATTTCGTGTATAAATACCTCCTTAAGTCTCGTACCTTCCAACGTTTCCTCTAACTTAATTACCGCGTCCTTATATACAATCTGCCCGATTAAATCGTGTTGCTCCGCTAATTGAGGAACGTGTTTTACCTCGTAAGCTACGCTTCCGATTCGATATTTTCCGACCATGTTACCGTCCTCCTTGTATTTGTATTCGGCGACCATTTGCGCCTCTATTTCGCTGATTCTTCACGGAGTTTTCGGAGTCTATCGCCCGCTGCTTGCCGTTGCTCTTCCGTCATGACTCGCGCCTTCTTCGTCGACACCTGCTTTTCGGACAGGATGCCGCTGACTGCTTTCGGTGTGATTCCGTCTGCCTCCGTTTCTAAGACGTTTAAAGCCGTTAAGTTAGCGAGTTTCCGCATGTGTTTCGGGACGGTAGAGTAAACCTTCCACTCGTTCGTTGAAGCTTCGAAAACTAGCGTAGTTTCTTGTTCTTCGCGACTATACGCCATTATGAACCGCCTCCTACGTTTATGCCGTTTTTAACTGCATCATAATCGTCTGCTGCGAAAATTACCTCGCCCGTCGTAAGAGAGATTACAATATTAGAGTTTTTCCCATGAGGCAATTCCGCTATTTGAACTATACTTTCAACGCGGATTAGTCGCCTACACCCGTTTACCATACTTACTTCGATCATGTTACCGCCTCATTTCCTATATTCTAACGCCGGTGAATGGCGCCGAATGTATTCGTATTACTTCGTGTTAATGCCTTCGATTTGGATGCCGAGGATTGATAGCGTTTTTTCGATTCCTTCTATAACACACTCGGCTCGTGCCGTTCCGTAAGTTCCGTACTTAGTCCGATTTATTTTTTCGTAATACTCGCGCAACTTTTCTTCCGGAGATTGTTCGATAGTGAAACCGTTGACTAGTGCGGACATTATTAACTCCTGACGGGCGTCGTACGGGTCTTCTTGTACCCACTTGCGAATAAGCTTAAGTGATCGCTCATCGTAGTCATTCCACCCAACTGCTGCGCTAACTATTTCACCGCCCGTAAATGATTCGCGAGATTCTTCGATTGCTTCCGCCACGTCGCGCGGCAAGGTTACCTTTTTAGCTTCGTTCATTTGCGTATTCCTCCTTATTATTTATTGCATAGTTCATTTTTGCGAAAAGTTACTTGAGATAATTTCGTCGTGGCGACAATAGTGATTTTCTATTGGCGCAATGTTTAATCTTCTTAAAGATAGTTCTTGTTAAAAACATGGTTCTTCTTAGTGTCAAAGATAGCCATATCGGCGGTTACGGTGTCAGTCTCCGTTGACTTGGTCGCTTTTAAATATCGCCAGGCAGCTAACGGACATAATCGTATATCGCGTATTGTCCCATCTGCCGTGTTCGTCTCGGTCCTTTATCGACCTAATAACCGGCTTCCCTTCCCACCTAAACGCTAGCAGGTCGTTCACATACTTATTTGCCGTCTGCCTACTTACTCCGAGACCCTTTGCGATTTGTGACTGCGTAGGGTAGCACTGGCGCTTTTCGTTCATATGCGATGCTATAACGCAGAGTGTCGTCCAATTCTTCGGACCTAATTTCGCGATTAGCCCCGACCTTACTGCCGCTACGTACATCTTAAGGAATATTTCCTTTTCCTCTTTACCGGACGTCATGTCGTATTCGAATCGCGTTTCTACTGATAAGAGTTTACTTTCGGTCAA